CTTTAAAAATTCCCCGGGGGTGCTTTTTCTGAGTTTGTTCTGGGAAAAACTAGAGTAAAACTCTGTCTGAACTCTTTGACAAATTTTTAAAACCACTTAAAAGTTGGAGGAACTATGGCAAAAGGCAACCTTTTACGTGGTACAACGCCTAATGTAATCTTCAAGTTTAAGAAAGATTCGTTAGATGTTTCCGAAATCGAGGCCATCGAACTTACAATTGTTCAAGGAAACACTAAATACATCAAAGACCTTTCACAGGTTACGGTGGATTCCGAAGATAATTCTGTTCGGTATCACTTTACAGAAGCGGAAACCCTCTCTTTTAAGGCGAAGGTACCAGTTGACGTACAGATGAGATTTAAGATTGGACTCGAGATCGTTGGAACAGGTAATGTTAGTTTGATTTTCGGTGAGCTGGAAAGCAACAAGGCTTTTGACGATGAATAATTCTCTGATTATAGACTTTAACGTTGCGCCGTTACGCCTAATTGATTGCGACATATTTGTTGACAACGAAATACTCGAGTGTATGATGACATACGATTCAACCTACGTATGGACTGAGGCCGTTTACGAAGATGACCTCGTGTTTGACGTAGTTATGGCTGACGGCACAGTGGAGTTCGACATATTTCTTACCTATGGGTCATCTGAGTATCCATGGTATAATGGCGATTACGTTGTGGTACCAAAGTCAGTTGACCAAACTCTTCAAACGAAGGCGACGGTTATGCGAGAGGATGTCTTAGTGACAGAAGTTCCGACACACGTTGCTGCAAATGAGAAGGGCTACACCTTTACTATTCTATAAGGAGAGATACGACAATGCCGAAGACCTATAATAAGATAATTTATGACGGACAGACTCTCATCGACTTAACGGCCGATACTATCACACCCGCTGATTTGGCATACGGTGTTACTGCACATGATGCCAGCGGTGCTGAGATTACTGGTAGCTCCACAAAAGACAGCGATACCTCTGATGCGACAGCTCTTGCTTCTGAAGTCCTTGACACAAAGACCTTCTATGCAAGAGGCAGTAAGATCACAGGTACCATGGCAAACCGTGGAGGAGTAACCGGTACGATTTCCGCCGTTGCTCAGGAGTATTCAATCCCGGTTGGCTACCATGATGGCAGCGGCAAAGTAAAAATTGACACAACGGAACAAGCAAAGATTATTGCTGGTAATATTAAATCTGGCGTTGAGATTCTTGGCGTTACTGGTAGCTATACCGGTGAAGCGATTTCTGCTCAGGCAAAAGTTGCTACGCCTTCTAGCTCTCAGCAGACGATTCTTCCTGATTCGGGTTACGATTACCTGAGCCAGGTAACGGTTAATGCAATTCCGTACACCGAATCTCTTAATGCTGCCGGAGGTTACACAGCAACAATCGGTTAGGGGTAGCAAATGCCGAACGATAAGTATTACAACAAAATTGTTTGGGATAACCAGACTCTGATTGATCTTACCAGTGATACTGTCACTGCTGGAGATTTACGGTCTGGCGTTACAGCGCACGGAGCCAATGGACAGCAAATTGTTGGAACTGCTAGCTTTTCACAGGTTCAGGTTGACTGGAACCAGACAGATACAACGGCTGTTGATTATATTAAGAATAAACCGTCAATCATCAATACGGCAAAGTTACTCGGTAACTGGTTTAAACCAGAAGGCGGCTATGAAGCCAGCAAACGTCCTACTTCGGCGAACATACACTCCGGTGACACTGGCGGTGTTAAGACCTTTTTGGCAACTAGTTCAATGACAACTGGAAAGCCTGCACAAGACGGCAATATTCTGCACTTTGAGTGGGATAATGGAGCTCGTTATTCAACACAGCTTGCCATATTACATGGCCAGGCACCGCAGTACCGTACTCAGACCGGAGCCGGAGATACAGCAAATGACTGGTCCCCTTGGTACAGCCTTTTTAGTGAGCAAAACCTGCCTACTAAAGTAAAAGGTATATACACAAGCAACGGAGGCATTCAGCCGCCCAACTACTTCGGTACGAATGCTGTTGGCTTTCTAATGTCAAACGTTAGCGTTAACAGCGATAGCCATTACAAAAACATTATGTACATGGATTGTTATAACGGTACTGATGTTGGCGGCGTTACCGCATTAGCGTTAGACCGAACAGAGGCTCGAGCTTTTATCTTACAGTCAAACGCAAACCGAACATCTTGGACTAACACAGCCGAAATCATTACGACGAATGACGTTGCCGAGTCTGCGGTAGGAGGCAAGATCGTTAAGCGAAATAGTAGTGGTTATATTTATGCCGGATACTATAATTCGTCAGCCGCTGATGAGAGCGGTCAGTTTAGCGTCTCTAGTAAGATGATTTTTGCTAATTCAGACGGCTGGTATAGAAAGGTATCATGGGCTAATATGGTTGCACAGCTTCGTGGAGCATTTGTGTCTCTTCGGGCAGGTACAACCCTCGTGTCTTCCGATTCAAGAGTAATTATTGATGAAGGAAGTTATATGGTCATTGGTACTAATCCGGGTAGTGGAAAAGCCCAGGCTGTTTGCATCCTTACCATGCGCGTGCATGCTGCTGCGGACACGTCTACAAGAATTTATTTCTGTAACCAGATGCCAAAGCCAATTGCTCCGGTTGGTATAATCCCGATAAGTTATACTACTGGTAAAACGGCAAATGCTGGCTGGTATTACATCGGCACAAATGGCAACGGTATCAGCAATACTGGAACAATCTACAAGAATGAGCCACACTGTATATCAGTAGCTTACGTTACGGCTCTAATATAGAGGTGCGCTATGATTATTAACAAAGTGAGTGAAAAAGATAAGAAGCCAAAGCAACTTGCACCGGCTCTTACCGATGACGCCGAAGAGAAGCAGCTTATAGCATTAGCTAGACAGCGGTCTTTCGAAAGGCTTCAAAATGGTACAGCCTCAGCGCAAGAAATTGTGTATTGGCTTAAAGCTGGCTCCTCTGAAAAGAGAACCGAGCAAGAAATTATGGAAGAGCAAAAGAAGCTGCTGATCGCTAAGACCAAAGCAATTTCTGATGCCGAATCCAGTGCAAAGGCTTATACCGATGCTGTTAAAGCCATGCAATCATATAGTGGTATTGGCGATGGAGACGAAGAAGAAAATCTTGACCTATTCTGAGCTTAGTAAGCTTAAGACATACAAGGAACGCTTCGAGTATCTTCAAAGAGCCGGTCGCATCGGCGATGAAACATTCGGACCGGACAGATACCTGAACCAGAAACTCTACGCTTCCAAAGAGTGGAAAGCGGTACGAGATAAAGTGATCATTAGAGACAAAGGCTGTGATATGGGCTGCGAGGGTTATGAGATTTACGACCACCCCAAGATACATCACATTAACCCTATTACAAAAGAGCAGATCCTTAATCACGATCCATGTCTCTTTGATCCTGAAAACTTAGTTACTGTCGCCTCGCTTACGCATAATGCAATTCATTACGGTAGTTATGAAATCCTTCCCACAGGACCAGTGGAGCGTAAGCCTGGCGATACTAAGTTATGGTAGGAGGTTTACACTATGCCTAGAAGAAAATTTAAAGATGCTGTGGTGACAGGCCCTCTTAATCTTAGAGAAGAGCCTTCGCTTACTGCACCTAAACTTTGCATCATGGGCAAAGATGAAAAGATTAAAGTAGCTTCATGCAAGGTGAAAGGCTGGTACTTTGTCCAGTTTATGGACATCACCGGCTATGCCATGTGTGACTGGATTGAAATCATCAACGAATGAGGTAGAGCATAATGGGCGCTATACTTACAGATGTTAAAAAGCATATTGGCGGCATTTCAGAAGACAATACGGACTTCGATTCCGACATTCTAATGTTTGTGAATGGCGCTTTTACAAAGATTACGCGCGCGGGCGGAGGAGATGAATCTGGCTTTAATGTTACCGAGTCGACAGCTTGGGAAGATTTTACTACAGACGTCAAAATGATTAATGCCGTTAAAGGCTATGTAACGGCGGACGTTAAGCTTTCGTTTGACTCAAGCACCTTGCCGTCGTTTGTCATTACTTCTTTAGAGAAACAGAGAGATGAATACCTCTGGACGATTAATAATTATGCTGATTACTGGCAGACATCAGGAGGTACCTGATGAATGAACCTAATATTATAAGAATTAATCTCGATAAAGCAAGTAGAACAGAAGTCAATCGGCTTCCTTTGATTCACGAGGGAGATAGTGGAATCAAACTTCAGCTGTATACGGCAGAAGGCTTCTATTCGGATGGCGATGTAGTAGCCGACTTTGATACGAAGACTTTGTCCTATCGTAAAACGGTCGATTCCTATGGGCAGATTGAAGTTCCTGATGATCTTCTTGCTGATGAATGCTGTGGAGATATTCACATCCACCTTACGATCGACAATTACGACGATCTGGACTTTGTATGCTATGACTTTGTAATGCCTGTTGCCAGGATTATACATTACGATCGGTTTGAGCCTACTCCGCCTGTTCCACCAATTGACCCTTGGCCTGGCGGATTTGACAGGCTTGAGTATATTCAGTCTGAAGGTGACGTTTATCTCGACACGGAAGTTAGTGTTCGTGACTGGGATATGAACTTCAGACTTACGATCTTATGTGAATTATTTGGTACCGGTATGAACGGTATTGGCTCTTCCAGTTCAAACTACGACTGGGGCTTTTGGTGCCCGTCTAAAGGCGTACCTTCATACATGAGATCGACATACGGATACTCTAACTGGGGCACTTATCCTGATGAAGGCCAAAAGGGTTACCGCTTCATGGACGCTAGCGATGGCTCTAACAGCTTCGGTTACACGATCGGCTTTAGCAGTTTTGCAGATTATGCCGATTCCGAAGGTTATCCGAATGCTAAGGGTAATATTTACATCTTCGCCGGTAACAATTGGAAAGACGATACTCCTTATAGCTTCCTTCGGGAAAGAGTATACGAGATTCAGTTCAGGAACAGCACGACATGGGCTGACTTCACGGACATGTATCCTGTAAGACGGAAACGTGATGGTGCTATAGGCTTTTACTCCGTAAGCGAGCGTAAGTTCCTTACAGCCAAAGGATCTGGTCGATTCTTACCAGGCCCGACTTTTCCATATGATATTACTCTACCTTCCGGGTACCATCAGGTTCTGTACATTGAGAGTAATAACGTCGGCAGAACCGGCACTTTCTATCCGCAGTGTGTAGACACCGGCGTGCCATTCGATGACATTACTAAGATTCGTATCGAAGAGGAGTTTAATATTGTCGGCTATCAAGATCAATATGGCGGCGGAGTAAGGCTTATAGGCTGTGTCGGAGATACTGCTAATTATGGTATGATGTGCTATAGCCCAGAGAATTGGGGCGATCCATATATTGAAGACGGAGTTACACTTGCTTTTGGTGGAGACGACCAGCATAAGAATTTTCCTCAAGTTGATACTAAGGCTATGATCACTTTGGTAATTGATGGACATCAGAATTACTTAGAGATTAATGGCATTAGAGAGACTTCTGGATTACAAGCTCAGACGCCTGCCTCAGTTAATTCGAGACTCGCTTCTTCGGCTTTAGGTACCCCAACAATACCGGTATTTGCCAATTGTAACGGCTATAATAGCTATGAGCAGTACACCGACACTCGTGTATACCGTTTCCGAATCTATGACTATGAGCTTGGCCGCTACAGAGTTGACCTGATTCCGTGCTATCGAGAATCTGATGAACAGCCCGGCTTCTACGACATCGTTAACAACGTGTTCCGATACGATGAACAAAACGCCTCTGTTGGCGTATATGCCACTATTGGCGACAGATACTTCTAAACATGGAGGTAATGTGAGATGCCTACAGTATCAAACATTATAGAAATCGACTTAAGCACTGCAATTGGGTTTAAAGTCGAATCTCATAAAGAGGTCCATCAGTGGGACCAGGGTATTATGCTCCAGTTTAGTGGGGCTGAGATTACAGCTGGCGCAGTTTGCCAGTTTGATGCTAAGTCTACGACCTATAACATGATCGTGGACACATCGCTTGGACAGGTAGCAATTCCGAACGCTGTTTTGGGCGATGATATGAACGGAGATGTTAAAGCACATCTGCAGTTCAAAACGGACGATTACCAGATGATTGTTTATGACATCCACATTCCGGTTATACGAAGAGTTAAGCCGGCTACATATTTGGCTGATCCAGACACTCCGGGTATTGAAGAGTGGATTGCTGAACAGGTTTCGATAATCGAGCAGGATAAGGCCGATATCGAGGCAATGGGTGCTACAGCTTCCGTAGACGCAAACGTCGGCACGCCATCTGTTACTGTAACAAAGACCGGCGGTTCAGGGCAACCTCTTTCTTTAGACTTTGAGTTCCATAATCTCAAAGGCGTACAGGGCGATCAAGGTATCCAGGGTCCTCAGGGACCAACTGGACCTCAAGGCCCTCAGGGACCGGCAGGCCCGCCGCTTCCGGTAGTCACATCAACAGATGAAGGTAAGGTTTTGACCGTTGACGGTCAAGGCGATTGGGTCGCTGATGATGCCCCGACCGGCTTGCCGGATGTTACAAGCACTGATTCGGGAAAAGTCCTCACTGTAGATCAAAATGGAAGTTGGGTACCTGCTCCCCCTTCAGGCGGCGGTGGAGGCGGCGGAAGTTCAACACACACCGGTCATGGCGCGCCAGCAGCATCTATTGTCGCTGCTATCGGTGATATTTATATCGATCTCGATACCAATGAAGCCTATACTTGTATAAACTATGTAGATCCATCTGTAACTATTACTGATTTAACAGGTAAAACGTTTTACTTTAATGAGACTCTTTCGGAAGAAGACATAGCTTATATATGTGAAAAATACAGCGGCACTACTGGTGATGGCGGGTATACCTTTACTTCATTAAACTACATTAATGTAGACAGAAATCAGAATGTGCAACATAGCCTACGATTTCAACATAACATTACAACTGTCGATTATTATGTATTAGTATCATATAATAATGGAACACTTTATGAGACTGCTCATGGCGGACGATGGTATAATACTAACTTAAGGCGAATCAAATTTACTGGCGGAACAGATGCAACAAACCAAGATTTAATCGACTTTGTTACGTCCAATGCAATGCTTGATAACACCGGCTCTACTTGGTCAAAAATGGTAGCGTCCCCGGTAATAACAACTCCAGTATATAATGGAAGTATTTTACAGTGGAATTCCGGCACGAATAAGTGGCAAGCAAATGCCGGCGCAATATGGTTTTATCCGTCTTACGATAATCCGGGTACCTATACCCGTATAGACCCAGGTCAAGGTATTACAGTATCGAACGGATACAACATTGTTGCGCAATATGCATCAGACCCAAGAACAATACAGTATCGTTTAAACAGCTCTACACATTATTTGTTCAGAATGCTTTTAAAGACGCTTCTTGCACCAGCAGATAATGGTTGCCAACCAATGGTAAATGGGTCTGATTTGTCAAGTACGCTGTACTATAAGCCAGGTCAGTATGGTTATATTACAGCAGCTACAGCGGCAAATTTGGTAAACTGTCCTACGCAAGAAGGCTTCGTCCTTACTGTAATTTGGCTCAATCAGTCGTATTATACAGTACCTAACGAGTCAAATACAAAGGGCGTCCGGTTTATTGTTACAGACAGCGGTAAAATTTATCGTCAGTATGTGTATAATACGTCCGGTACTTGGTATGCTGGAGAAGAATGGAAGTGCATAACTAACGGTGAAGTTATCCCTGATGCCCCTACAATAGACGGCACGTATACATTAAAATGCACTGTTACAGATGGAACTCCAGTTTACAGCTGGGTCGCTGACACGTAAAGAAAGGAGAAGTTATGAAGATTTCAAATTTCTGGTATAAGTTCTTTAAGTATGCTCCGGGTGTAATCGGTTTGATGATTAGCTTTGTCGAGACTGTCTTTCCGGTTTGGGGATGCCCCGATAATGTAATTACAGTCATCAATACCACACTTGGCGGCATTGCTGCTTTTATCACAGGACTTGTGATCTTGTCCGGTAAGAGCTTCTGGAAAGACAAGAAGATAGTCGATAATACAGAGAAAGGAGAGTAAGCAATGAATTCAATTTATTTTGTCATTGAAATTCAAAATGATTCTGCAACGCTTATTTATCGCTTTGCAGATGACGACCCGGGCGCAACAAGGGCTGCAATTGACCGCGCTTTGGAGAAGTTTCACACTGTTATGGCCTACCGGGATCCTAACGGCGGACGTACATCTACGACATGTACGATCATCGATATCACTGGTGGAACGGTTAAGAAGGAACGTTATGTGGCATCCGAGATTACCCCGGTTGCTGAGTAAGGAGGCTTGCTATGGCATTTACTAATAGCCCTTTAGCCGATCAAAACCCGGCTTATAGGTCTCCTTTCTATACCCCGGGCAGAACGCTTAACGGCGTTACTTACAAAACCATCGACGGGATTACGCTTCACATGACCGAAGGCCACATCAACATTCCGAATCTTGCGGCATGGTTCCAAAAGAAATCAGTTAGAGCAAGCTCGAACTATGGTATTGACGACTACGGCAATCGAGGAATGTTCGTTGAAGAGAAGAACACCGCTTGGACTTCTTCGAGTAGCGCCAATGATGTAAGAGCAATCACCGTTGAGATTTCGTCTGATAAGACAGCTCCTTATAGGATTACTGATGCTGCTATTGAGAGCGCAATTGAGCTCTGTATTGACATCTGTCAGCGTAACGGCATCAAGAAGATGTATTGGATTCCTGATAAGGAGTGGGCTCTTAAAAAGCAGAAGAACCACCTTCCTGGTGAAGCGGTATTTACAGCACATCGTTGGTTCTACAATAAGCAGTGTCCTGGCGAGTATCTTTACACTAAGATGGCTTACATCTGTGGCCGTGTTAATGCGGCACTCGGCGCCCTTACCATTGGTGAAGAGGTTACCATGAAGGTGACAGACATCAAGGAAGATGGCGTATATGGTGTAATTAAAGGTGGAGCACAGCCTGTTCCTCCGACTCCGCCTGAACCGGCGAAGATCGTTGTAGGAAGTAAGGTTACGATCAATCCCGGAGCAAAATCCGGCGGCATGAGCAAGAACTATTACGGTAAGCCTATCGACCCTCGATATGCTAACGGCAAGTATGTTGACAGCGTAGCAGAGATTGCGATGCACAATTTCACAGGTAAACAAGATGTGGAAGAAGCAAAATTGAAAGGCATCAACACCTGGGTTGCCACTTCTTCGTTGACATTAGTTCAATGAAAGGAGGAAGCGTTATGGAAGCTGCAATAGCATCTGTTGTTGTGGGAATTTTGGCGTTATGTGGCACTGTGATCAGTAATCTTGTTAGTAATAGCAAGACTATCTACCGTATTGAACAGCTTGAAAAGAAGCAAGAGAAACACAATAACGTGATTGAACGAACCATCGTCCTCGAAAAGGTCTTTTCAATGACCGAGGAACAGATCAAGTCAATGACACGCGATATTGACGCGATTAAGAAAAAAGTTTATAATGAAAAGTGAGGTGAGGCCGTCCATGAGTCAAAATGGAAGTTATCTGGCACATACTGGCACTAAAGATATGCGCTGGGGCATTCGTCGTTGGCGTAATTACGACGGTTCCCTCACTGAAGAGGGTAAAGAACGGTATAATTACTATAAGAAAAGGGGCGAAGACAATGTTCCGAGAGCTATGGAGAAGAATGTGTATGCTCAGTGGGATAACCGGAATGGCGACAGTCCTGCTACTCAGCGCTTGAAAGGCGTTGCTGGTGGAGTAACCCAGGCTGAGAAGGCCTTGGATACTCTGAACGTTGGCGTTCGAAAGAAAAGCCTTGCTAACATGTCTAATCAGGAGCTTCGAGACGCAACCGAAAGAGCTCGTCTTGAGTCTGAGTATTCTAAGTATTATCCGGTTAATACTAAGACTGATACCAGGAAGAAACTGGATCGGTTCTTAGCCATTGCTGGTGCAACCTTAGCTCTTGGAGTAACTGCTTCGCAGATTTACAGTAATTATTCAACCGCTCAGGCTATTAGGAATGAACGGTTCGATAAAGCCCAAGCCGAGGCAACGGTAAACAATCTTGTCAGGAATGCTGGCAGCATTACTCTTGATAAGATTAACAATCTTAGCCCGGATGAACTTAAGGCTGTAAGTACCGGATTGGGAACTAGAGCTTCGATCTTAAAGGTCGCAGAACAGTTATCCGGTAAGTAAAAAGATTAAAGGTGAATGAATCATGGCATTATCTAATACGGCCACCCCTAAATACTATGGCTTATTTAGAGATGCTGTTTTAAGGGGTGAGATACCCATTAGTCGGGAAATCGAACTTGAGATGAACCGAATAGACAAGCTCATCGAAGACCCCGGGGTATATTATGACGGAAGTAAGGTTGAGGGATGGATACGCTTTTGCGAGAAAGAACTTACTCTTACTGACGGTAGTGATTTCAAGATGCTCGACTCGTTTAAACTATGGGGCGAGCAAATCTTTGGTTGGTATATCTTTATTGAGCGTAGTGTTTACGATCCTATTCTTAAGCGCTACATCTCTAAAGTTATTAAGAAACGCTTAACCAATAAGCAATTTCTTATTGTAGCCCGAGGCGCGGCTAAGTCCATGTATGATAGTTGCATTCATGCTTACTATATGGTCGTGGACACCTCGACGACGCACCAAATAACGACGGCCCCTACTATGAGGCAAGCGGAAGAGGTGATGTCACCGCTCAAAACTGCTATTGCTAGAGCTCGTGGTCCTGTGTTTAAGTTCCTAACGGAAGGAAGTATACAGAACACGACTGGTAATAAGGCTAAACGTCAAAAGTTGATTCCAACAAAGAAAGGTATTGAGAACTTTCTCACGAATTCTTTGTTAGAAGTAAGACCAATGTCAATAGATAAGCTTCAGGGCTTACGTTGTAAGGTCGCTACTCTTGACGAATGGCTTTCTTGTGACATTAGGGAAGATCCCATCGGCGCTATTGAACAAGGCGCTTCTAAGTTGGATGACTATGTCATCGTAGCAACTTCGTCAGAAGGAACGGTCAGAGCTGGGTCGGGCGATACAATCAAAATGGAATTAAATTCCATCTTGAGAGGCGAATACAACGCACCAAACGTTTCAATATTTTACTACAAACTTGATAGTATAGACGAGGTTAATCATCCTGAGCTTTGGCTTAAGTGTAATCCGAATCTTGGTATCACAGTAACTTATGAAACTTATCAACTTGACGTTGAAAGAGCTGAGAAAGTGCCTTCGGTTCGCAATGATATTTTGGCTAAGCGTTTCGGCATACCAACGGAAGGCTATACTTACTTCTTTACATATGAGGAGACTCTCCCGCACAAGAGAAGGTCATTCAAAGGCATGAGTTGTTCGCTTGGAGCAGACCTTTCACAGGGAGACGACTTCTGTGCGTTTACGTTTTTGTTTCCTATAGATGGTAAATCGTTTGGCATTAAGTGCCGAAGTTACATTTCAAACTACACTTTCATGCAATTGCCTAGAGCAGCTAGAGCCAAGTATGAAGAATTCATGAACGAAGGTTCGTTAGCTATACTTAACGGTAGTGTTCTGGACATGATGGAAGTGTATGAAGACCTCGATAACTTTATTGCTGAGAATGACTATAATGTATGCTGCTTTGGATTTGACCCGTATAATGCTGAAGCTTTCGTTGATCGGTGGTGCCGAGAGAATGGGAGTTTTGGTGTTGAGAAGGTTAGACAGGGATCGCGTACAGAGTCTGTTCCTCTTGGAGAATTAAAGAAACTTGCTGAAGAGCGTTTCCTTTTGTTCGACGAGAAGATTATGACATTCACTCTCGGAAATGCTATTACTATTGAAGACACTAATGGTAACCGTAAACTTTGGAAAAGACGTAGAGAAGATAAGATCGATAATGTAGCAGCTCTTATAGACGCGTATGTTGTTTATAAGAATAATAGAGACGCGTTTGAGTAAGGAGACCAAAAAATGAAACTAATGCATCATGGCATTAAAGGCCAAAAGTGGGGTATTCGGCGTTATCAAAATTCTGATGGCACGTATACTGACGAAGGTAAGAAACGTAGAAACACCCGGCTTTTTGTATCCGGTTCATCCAAAACTCAAGATCCAGAATCGCCTTACTTTAGAGAGTTACCGCAAACAGTTAAAGACTTTTTAAGGCCATATCTTAATCAGAGAGCAAGTATACTTATCGGAGATGCTCCCGGCGTGGATCGTCAGGTGCAAGACTGGCTTAAGGAACAGGGCTATGACAAGGTCGTTGTGTATGGGCCCGGAAAGAATGTGCGTTATCAAGCAGATTCAAAATGGAAGTCAAAAACATATGATTCTAATTATGAACCTGGTTCGAAAGAGTGGCTTGCAAAGAAAGACAAAGCTATGAGTCGTTCTGCCACAGAAGGTCTTGCAATAACTCTTGATGAAGGTAGTAAAGCAACAAAAGAAAACATAAAAAGACTTGAAGCTAAGAAGAAACCGGTAAGAAATTATCAGTTGTCGTCTAAAGGCGCTCAAGAAGATCAATGGATTAAGTAAAGAAAGGAGGATCTAGTTAAGTGAATCCTAAAGTTGTTCGTTTTAATGAAGCGGATAGTTCTGATAGCCTTACTCATTGGGGCGTAAAAGGAATGAAATGGGGAAATCGTCAGTATCAGTATAAAGACGGTTCCCTGACGCCCGAAGGACGAGAACACTACGGCGTTGGAGACGCACGCGAGAAGCAAAAACTCAAAATGGAAGCAGAAAGGCAAAAAGCTGATCTTGAGTATAAGCGTAATAAACGTGAAGCGAACCTTCAAATAAAGATGGACCGTGCCGCTGCTAAGAATGACGCTATACGCCTTAAAGCAGAACAAGAGGCAAGGCTTCAAGAAGCTAGCAATAATCGTCTTGAGGAAAAGAATAGACATAAAGAAAACGGTGTAGGCAAAAAGCTTCTTATAGGTGCTGGCCTAACTGTTGGAGCAATTGCAATAATTAAGGCATTTAGTGGCCGTAGGGTTGCAGACTTGCCTAAATCGGAGGATTCGTCTCTTTTAGACGAGAATAAATCGCTTAAAGACATGCTTAGTAAGAAGACAAGTGAATTAGATCTGTATAAGTCTTCTCATGAAGCATCGCAGAAGCTGCTTACTAAAATGCGTGACGACAATAAGAGTCTGGTTTCCATTGCCAAATCGGCATCAGAACGGGCTAAGAACAACGCAAGTGTAGCACGTATGTATCGTGGAGAAGCGGCAGCTGCTAAAGCTGATTTGAACAAGGTTAAAGGAGTCTTTGAAGACTTATGGAGGGTTAAACGTGCCGGAGGAGGAACCGGTAAAATAGTATTCTAAGGAGGATGCCATGTCATTACGTAGTAGACTGTCTTCTGCTTGGAACGCCTTCCGTAATCGTGACCCGGCAGATTATGATCCTAACTGGTCGTTTTATGTCGAACAACCTACGGTTTACTCATATCGTCCCGATCAGCCTAGCTTTTCAGGAGGAAGAGATCGGTCGTTTATAACCGCGGTTCTTAATAGAATAGCGGTCGACTGCTCTCAGATTCCAATTAGACATGCTCGTGTTGACGATAATGAGCATTTCTTAGATTACATTAAAAGTGATCTTAATGAATGCTTTAAAACCGAAGCCAACATTGACCAGACAGGAGAGGCTTTTGTGCAGGACATTGTTATGTCTTTGCTCGATGAAGGCCAAGTTGCCTGCGTACCAACAGATACCGATCTTGACACTACGACAAATGACGTGTTTAAGATCTATGAGATACGAACAGGCCGGATACTTCAATGGTATCCAAATGCTATTCAGGTAGAAGTGTATAATGAACGAACCGGTAAAAAGGAACAGATCATTGTACCGAAGCAGACCACTGCCATTATTGAAAACCCATTTTACGCGGTCTTCAACGAACCGAATAGCACATTCCAAAGATTAATCAAGACTTTTAACATGCTTGACGTCGTTGATGAGCAGAACGCATCAGGTAAGTTAGACTTGATTATACAGCTCCCTTATGTTGTTAAGAGTGAGCAGCGTCGGCTTCAAGCCGAACAAAGACGTAAAGATATTGAGCAGCAGCTTACAGGAAGTAAGTATGGTATCGCGTATACCGATGGTACCGAGAAAATTACTCAGCTCAATCGTCCTGTCGAGAACCAGCTATTAGCTCGTGCCGATTACTTAACGAGTATGCTATATAGCCAGTTGGGAATGACCAAGGAGATAATGGAAGGTTCTGCAAAGGAAGAAGAGTTTAATAATTATTATTGTCGTACCATTGAACCAATCTTGACCGCGATTGTAAAGGAGTTTAGAAGAAAGTTTCTTTCTAAAACCGCTCGTACTCAAGGTCAGTCGATTATCTATATTCGCGATCCATTCAAACTTTTGCCTATTAGCAACTTTGCTGAACTGGCAGACAAGTTTACTCGTAACGAGATTCTTTCTGCTAATGAAATTCGTATGGGTATGGGCATGAAGCCTTCCGACCAGCCTGGCGCAGATGATCTTAGAAATAAGAACAACATTGCGACACCGATGCAAGATGAAGTGCCGGTTGATGAGGAAGGGAATCCTGTCGAACAGCCTAGTGAAGAAGAACTTCAGCAAAGCATGGCTGATATAGACGCCGTAGACGCTGATATCGCTGAAATGGAAGATTTACTCAAGCATTCGGATGAAGAAGGGCGGAGGGTTGTCGTTGTCGAGAAGACTTGATGAACTCAGCTTCGAAGACAGAACAGTCCATATAGAGCATAAGCAATATGCTAGCCCTTACTATGATCCGGTTAAAGCGCATGAGTACTATGAACAGCATAAACAGCTGAAAGGTAATAGGCGATCTACATCAACCGCAAGCTTAAATGAAAAAGGTAAGAAAGCTGCACTTTACGTTAAAAGTCAGATAGACGAAGAACATAAGACAGAACTTACTAAGCATCAAGAAAATGTAAAAGCGCAACGCGAAGAAGCTAAGAATGACACAAAGGCTAAAATCGATGCCGCTACAAAAGAGCTTAAGAGTAAGACTGAAGCTATGAAAGTTCGTCTAAAGAAAATGAACCCTGCTCAAAGGAAACAAGCTGAAATTCACATGCGTGCTGAGATTGAGAAGCTTAAAAAAGCAAATGACGAAAATCGCAAAGCACTTATGGAAGAATATGGTAATGTTTCCAAAAATATTTCTGAGGCAAGCTCTAAGGCCCGCAGCGAGATGGGTGATAAATACCATAACAAGTATGCGGATGAGATCGACGCTATCAAGAAAGACGCTTCGATGATTAAGCCTGCTAAAGGAAAGAAAGGCCGTGAAACAGGCTACGTCTTTAAGTATAGACGTTCCGCTGTGGCCGCGGCAAAGAACTCTAAATAAAAATAAGGAGGAAAAGTCAAAATGGCAGTCAGAGACTATGACTTTAGTGGCTGGGCTACTCGTAATGACGTCCGTTGTTCCGATGGCCGCACTATTCGTCGAGACGCATTTAAAGACTGTGACGGTAAGTCTGTGCCGTTGGTATGGAATCACGAGCATAACATGCCGTCAAATGTTCTCGGACACGCTATTCTTGAGAATCGTCCAGAAGGCGTTTATGCATATGGCTCGTTTAACGAAACGGCCAGCGGCATTGATGCCAAGCTTATGGTTCAGCATGGCGATGTAACAAGCTTGTCCATTTATGCCAATCGTTTGAAACAGAACGGGGCTGACGTGGTACACGGCATGATTCGAGAAGTTAGCTTGGTATTAGCTGGGGCAAACCCGGGCGCTTACATTGACACTGTAGTACAGCATAGTGCCGATGGATTGGACGAGGAAGAGGCTTACATCTATCCTCCTATGGCGGCCGAGGGACTTCTCTTGGCTAATAAAGAAGAGGCTGCTCCTATTGAGCACTCCGAAGAACCTAAACAGGAGGAAGAAAAAGCCGTGCCTGAAGAACCTAAGACAGAAGAAACGAATGCTCTTGAGCATGCTGACGGTGAATCCGAAAGCAAAGACAAGACCGTTGCCGATGTACTCGGCACACTTAATGAAGAGCAGAAGACCGTTGTTATGGCTCTGCTTGCAGCCGCTACTGAAGGCGGTAATGATGAAGCAAAACATTCTGATGAAGGAGAAGACGAAATGAAGTATAACGTATTTGAAGGCCAGGAAGTAGTTGAGAAGGATACCGAGACCCTCTCCCATTCCGAGATGGTGGCTATCTTTGACGAAGCAAAGAACGGCAGCGACCTTAAGACTGCTTGCCTGAAGCACAGCATTACCAACATTGAGTATCTGTTCCCGGATGCCAAGACCATTGACAAGACCCCGAGCTGGATTAAGAGACCTGATGGATGGGTATCCAAGGTTATGTCCGGTGTTAAGAAGGTTCCGTTCAGCCGTATCAAGAGCATGCATGCTGATATTACGGCAGACGAAGCAAGAGCCAAGGGTTACACGAAGGGTACCGAGAAGATCGATGAGGTCTTCTTGCTGCTTAAGAGAACCACTGATCCTCAGACGATCTACAAGAAGCAGAAGCTTGATCGTGATGACATCATTGATATCACCGATTTCGACGTTGTAGCTTGGCTTAAGACCGAGATGCGTATGATGCTTGAGGAGGAAATCGCACGTGCTCTGCTTGTTGGTGATGGCCGTGCTGCTCTTGCTCCTGATAAGATTAAGCCCGATCATATTCGTCCTATTTGGACCGATGACGAGCTTTACACCATTCACGCTACCTACAATATTGCAAACAACGCAAGCGCTTCCGATAAGGCTGTTGCTGCTATCGAGGCCGTTATCCGCGCTCGTAAGGACTATCGTGGTTCCGGTAACCCGACGCTCTACACGACTGAAGATTTCGTAACGGAAGCTCTCCTGATCAAGGATAAAATGGATCGTTATGTCTATGACACCGAAGAGCAGCTCGCTCGTAAGATGCGTGTTAAGGAGATCGTTACGGTTATGCCTATGGAAGGCCTTAGCCGTGAGAACGCTAACCATGACACCGTTTACCTTCAGGGTATCGTAGTTAACCTTAACGACTACTGTGTTGGTGCTGATAAGGGTGGCGCAGTCTCCATGTTCGAAGACTTCAACATCGACTTTAACCAGGAGAAGTACCTGATTGAGACTCGTTGCTCTGGCGCTCTGAACGTTCCGAAGTCCGCTATTGCTATCGAAGCAAATTTTCAGTAGGGCCGACGGATGTTGAACCGGTAACCGACACGGCCATTGACCTCTTTGGCAAGAACTGTGGTGATCTCCAGGAAGACATCGCAATTGCTAACGGGTCTATCACCGGTACTTTGAAGTATGTAACCGGATACACGGGATTCTCTTCCAAGGCTAAGGAGCAGAAGGGTAACTTCATTGCTCTTAAGGTCACCAATGCAACTGCTGACGAGATTTACGTTGGGTTGAGCCCGTCCGCTTCCGGTAAGGAACTCAATAAGCTTGACGAAGACGGCACGATCGTTCTTCAGGTTACGAACAAGGATACGCAGGTTGTCCGCGTTGAGACTGTAACTGACGGAGTTCATGACGGCTTCGCTCTTGACATCTCCGGTTTGACCTGCACTCCGGCTAACTAACAAAAATTTCAAAATGGGAGAGAAACTATGAAGTTTTCAGGTATAATCGGTTTTGGCATTACTGCTGAAACTGAAGAGCACTCTGGTATCTGGGCTGATACAATCGTTGAACGAAAGTATTATGGCGATATCCAGAAGGCTTCTTTCAGAGGGCAGGTTAATCCTGACTCAATCAATGATAACATCGTACTCTCTCATCAGTTGACTGTTATTGCCGACCCCTTTTTAACTCAGAACTACCAAAATATTCGTTATGTTGAAGTTGAGGGTGCTAAATGGAAAGTAACATACGTTGAAATCCAGCATCCTCGGCTTCGCTTAACGCTTGGAGGTGCTTACAATGGGGATTAGCAGACGGAGAGAGTTCCAACTTGTTTTGGAGGGCTTAGCGCCAAAGGGGGCAAAGGTTTACTTTCAGCCTCCGGCAACGGTAAAGATTTCGTATCCTTGTATCATCTACAGTCTTTATCGGTTTGATACGAGACATGCGGACAATGTACTCTACCGTTCGATGCCCTCTTATACTGTCACTTATATAGATACTAATCCTGATGCTGATTTCCCGGAGATGTATCTCAAAACCCAACCTTTGACGCATTTCGATAGAGAGTACACATCGGATAACTTGCATCATTGGGTTTTTACTACTTACTATTAACATAAGGAGAAATTTACATGGCTAAATTGACATGGGACGAAGAAGCCGTCCGTCATTATGAAACCGGTATTGACCATATGGTTCTTTATCCGGCAGTTAGCGGTACTTACCCTGCTGGCGTAGCCTGGAGTGGTATTACCGGCTTTACTGAATCTCCTTCTGGCGCTGAAGCTACGGCTGTTTATGCGGATAACATTAAGTATCTTAATCTTATCTCGAACGAAGAGCTTGGCGCAACTCTTGAAGCTATTCAGTATCCTGAGGAATGGGAGCTGTGCGATGGTACGGCATCTCTTGTTGCCGGTGTAAAGATCGGTCAGCAGCCTCGTAAGCCTTTCGGTCTTGTATACAGAACGAAGATCGCAGATTCCAATGGTCTCGAAACCGGTTATACTTTGCATATCATTTGGAATGCTCTGGCTACACCGAGCGAGAAGGCTTACTCTACGGTTAACGACTCTCCCGAGAACATGACGTTCAGCTGGACTCTTACCACGACTAAGATTCCGGTAACGGGTTATGAGGATACGTACAAGCCGATCTCTCATATGGAGATTAACTCGACTGAAGCAGATTCTGCTAAGCTTACTGCGCTTGAGAACATTCTCTTTGGTACTGCTGGCACAGACGCGTACTTGCCGCTTCCGGGCGCAGTTATTGGAATGATGTAAGGAAGGAGGATAAAAAGTTATGGCATTGCTTAAATGGGATGAAACCGATAAGCGCTTTTATGAAACTGGTATTAGTAATCTTACTTTGTATGTTACGAGTAACGGTGAATATGGCGCTGGCGTAGCCTGGAATGGTGTGACAGCTTTTACTGAATCTCCTTCTGGCGCTGAAGTAACTGCTGTTTATGCAGATAACATTAAGTACTTGAATCTTGTATCCGCTGAGGAATTCGGAGCAACGATCGAAGCGATTCAGTATCCGGTAGAGTTTAACGACTGCATGGGTATTGCAATCCCGAAGCCGGGCGTTTATATTTCTCAGCAGGCGCATAAGCCTTTTGGTTTGGCGTACAAGACTCTCATTGGCTCTAATGAGGATGGCGACAGCCACAGCTATAAGATCCATCTTGTATATGGATGTTATGCTACTCCGAGTGAGAAAGCCTATACGACAGTTAACGACTCTCCCGAGAACATGACGTTCAGCTGGACCTTGACGACTACTCCTGTAGAAGTTACGGGTTACAAGCCGATCGCTCATCTGGAGATTGATGCTCGTTATGCTGATCCGGATAAGCTTAAAGACTTCGAAGATATTCTTTGGGGCCGTGACGCTGATGCCGAGCATGGTATTACTGCTCTTACGGCATCTTTGCCTCTTCCGGATGATGTTAAGGGTTATCTTACTCCTGACACGACTCCGGCCGATCCGGAAGAACCGGGTAATGGCTGATTAAGCTTACTCTTCTTTCATTCACTTTATCTTTGGGCTCCCGTGGTCTTACGGCTGCGGGAGTCACTTTTTGACATATTTTCAATCTTAGGAGGATTAAAACACTATGCTTACAAAGAAAGTTACCTACACCAACTACAATAATGAAGAGGTTACTGATACTCTCTATTTCAATCTTACTGAGGCAGAACTGATGGAGATGCAGTTTACCACAGAAGGCGGTTTCAAAGAGCGCATTGAGAGCGTTGTTGAGACGAAGGACACCAAGCGCATTTATGAGACGTTCAAGGGTATTGTTCTTGCCGCTTACGGTGAGAAGTCTCCGGATGGCCGTTTTCTTGACAAGGGCGAGGATCAGTCTCTCGCTAAGCGTTTTACTCACACCGAAGCTTATAACAAGCTTATGATGGAGATCATGACCGACGAGAAGGCTGCTTCTGCATTCTTTACCGGCATTATGCCTAAGGAGATGAGAGAGAAGGCTCTTAAGGAAGAGCTGATTCAGGACCATAAAGCCCCTCAGAAGTAGGTGATGTAAATGCTTAAGATTCTAGTACCAGCAGGCGAGTTCTGGGACGAAGAGAATCAGCAATTTGTTTATACGCCTGAAACGGTGCTTCAGCTGGAGCATTCATTGGTTTCTATATCTAAATGGGAAGCAGTGCATAAGAAGCCTTTTATTGTGTTTGATGACTCACAGTCTAATTTAACACCAGAAAATGTTTTGGATTACATTAAAGACATGACTATTACACAGCATGCAGATCCAAAGATTTATTATGCATTGTCTTCTAAAAACATTAGTGACATCATGGAATATATCCGTGATGAAAGAACAGCGACGTGGTTTGGTAAAACCACTCATCAAGCTGGAAAAAGAGACACAAGACCATTAACTAGTGAAAGAATTTACTATTTAATGATCAATTACAATATACCGTTTGAGTGTCAAAAGTGGCATTTAAGTCGTCTTTTAACACTTATACGTGTATGCCAGGAAGAACAGAAACAGCAAGAGAAGAAGAATCCTAGAGATGCTGCTATGCAACGTCATAATCTTAATGCAGCACGGCGAGCAAAGTCCGCGCGTCATTACCATTAATGAAGGAGATTAAAAACCATGGGCGGATTCAAAATGGGAGCGAAAAGCAGTAGTCCATTTAAGAAAACCCAGAGCCATATGGAAAAGATGCAGGACGTTTTTTCGAAGATCAACTTCAACGAGTATGGAAGAATGGGAGTAGTTGCCTTATCAGACGCTACTCCCAAAGATTCCGGCGAAACTGCTAATTCCTGGGATTATTTTGTTGAAAAAACAAAGGACGGAGTACGTATTACATGGACCAACGATAACGTTGTTGGTGATAACACGGTACCAGTAGCAATTTTAATACAATATGGGCATTTAAGTAAAGCCGGAGTATACGTTGAAGGACGAGATTTTATTAACCCAGCAATGATGCCTATATACAATGAAATAGCTGATAAGATCTGGAAGGAGGTTAATAAAGTATGAGCACTGTTATTGAGAATCAAATTGTTCAGATGCAATTTGACAATAAAGAATTCGAAAAGAATATTAGTGCTTCCATGCAATCTCTTGACGAGTTCAAGGACAAAATGGAGTTTGAGGACTCCGAGAAAAGTTTTAGAGCTCTAGAGAAAGCCTCAGAACAAGTTGACTTTGGGCAGCTTAATAAAGCTATTGACGGACTTGGCGATCACTTCACTGTTATCGGTAGAACATTTTACAAGGTAACAGATGAGATTGCTAACTACTTTACTTCGAAAATTACAGGCGCTATAAACGCAGTTAAGTCAGTTACAACTGACATCTACGATGTTGGCGCTGGTTATAATAAGTACGACCAATACACGCATGCCGTTAAGACAATCATGTCTGCTCTTGGCGAAGCCGATCTTGCAAAATTTGAAAAAGAGGGCTTATCTGCAATTGACGGTGTAGAGAGCCGGCTTGAAAAACTTATGGCGTACACCGATGAAACTTCTTATAGTTTCATTAGTATGGTCGAGACAGTAGGTAAATATTTGGGCTCAGGCCTTAATATTGATACCGCAATTGAAGCGATGCAGGGTTATGCAAACTGGGCTGCTTTGGCTGGTCAGAATGCTACTACTGCGACACAATCAATGGGTCAAATGGCTCAAACTCTGGGACGTGGTTATGTTCAATATGCTGACTGGAAAGAAATGGCCGTTAGTAAGAACATGGCTACAACACAGATTCAGGATCTTTTCATACAAAAAGCTAAGGAACTTGGCTATATTACATGGGAAGAAATTGAGCAGGCAAAGAAAGTAAAAACAACAGACAGTCATACAGCTACTGCTGATGATATTCGTAACTGGTTCTTTGAAAGCAAGCAGTTGAATGAGCAACAGTGGCTTAAGACCGATGTTATGAATGCTTCCTTTAAAGAACTTTCTTCAGTTTCTGATTACCTTCTTGAAAATTTGGAAGACTCTAACGTTACAATGACTGAAATGCTTAGAGCAGCCAAAAAAGTTAAGAATGAAGGTAAATCTACTGCTGACGTGGTAGCTACGTGGGTAGAATCTGGCAAAATAGCTAATGATGAGGCCCGGGATTATGTTAAGATGCTTAACACAATTACCGATGCCGAGCATGAGTTAGGCCTTAAAGCGATTATAGCAGCACAGGAAGCAGTAACGTTTCAAGAGGCTATAGGCTCAGCACAGGATGCAGCTTCAACATACTTCATGAAGATATTCCATAATCTTATTGGTAACTATGAAGAGGCGGCTGTTTTATGGACAGACCTTTCCAATAACCTGTGGGATACATTTGTTTCGCCTCTAGAAGCTATATCTGATAGAACAGGCGTTTGGGCTAAAGAATTATCTGGAATATTTGATGATGAAGGCAATGAAATTACAAAGCAAAAAGCGCTTTGGGTAAGCTTGTCTAATGCTGTAAGCGGAGTCGTTAATATTGTACAGACATTCTTAAGTACGATTGCTGGATGGACCGGTTCGGTAGACGATGCCGTTGTATCATTCCTTGATCACGCTATTAGCGGCTTGAATTATATTGGTGATTTCTTAAATGGAATTGCTGAAAGCCATACGTTAGGATCATTGGCGTATACGTTTAAGTTTCTTTGGGAAATAGTAGGCAATGTAATTCAGATTTTTGTTAAACTCGTAGGCGCTATTTTTGGTACAGAAAGAGCTTTTGATACCTTTGATAGTACCGCTTCTAATATAGTTTGGATTTTTAACGACGTTCTTACCTTAATAAGAGATGTAACATCTGCAATTATTGGTAGTAATGGTTTTGCTTTTGCTCTTGACGTTATTTCCGGATTATTAAGAATCGTTTATGCTGCAGCAGATTTAGTAACCTCCGTAATCGAAACAGCCTTAGCATTTATCTACGAGTTAATAGAGGTACTATTTAATTTTGGTGATTGCTCTTTTGAAGTTAGCGACGCGGTATGGTATTTTGGTCATCAAATAGGAGACCTGGTTTCAGCGTTTCTTGACTTCTTTGGGCTTGGCAAGTACGCCGGAAAAATACAGCAAAAAATAGAAGTGGTATTTGCTTCGCTTGGAAGAGCAACGTTAGAGTTTGAGAAGCGCTTAGATTCTCTTATGGCTGATGCAAGGGAAATGGTTCTTAATGCACCAAATAAAGTTGCTGGTGCTGTTAAAGTACTTGTTATTGCTCTTGGTAAGCTTGCAGAAGCTGGGTTAAAAGCAATCGGTAACATCTTTGATATTGATACTTCTGGAGCAATCAGAAAATTAGAAACAGCAGGGACGAAAGTTTTTAATTCTATTGGCCCTTGGTTTGAAAAGCGTGGAGAAGATCTAAAGTCCTTGTTTAGTGACATCTGCACTGATATTTTCACAGAATTTCCCGATCGCTTCAAAGAGATGATCGAACAGTTCAAGGGCGGGGATGTACCAGGAAAAGTTGAGGCTGTGTTTAGTTTTATTGGCGACTGCATGAAGCGTGGCATTATGCGTATTGTAGACGCCGTAGAAGCTGTTACAGGTCTTGACCTTTCGCATTTCCAGTCCAAGTTAATGGATTTTCTTGAAAACTTTACAGATAAGCTCAGTGTTCTTAAACCTGGCTTTGAGACAGCGTGGGAAAATGTTGTAAAGATATTCTGGCTATTAGTCGACGTATTTAAGGGCTTGGCCGATGCATTGTTCTATATCATTGGTGAACTTACAGGCATAGAAGACATGGGCCCGGATAAGTTTATTGATTTGCTTTTCTGGATACTCGATAAGATGGTCAATTTAATTATGTGGTTAGCGGAGGTATTTGCTACAGTTATAACAACCGTTGGACCTATAATAATTGACGGTCTTATTGTTCTAAAAGATATTTGTGGTCAGCTTTGGATGGCGTTTAAGTATCTTATTCATATTGATCGATCAGACGAGGCTTATCAGGCCTGGGAACGTGTGTTTAAGTTTTTAAGATTTGTTGCTATAGGCTTTCTGGCACTTAAAGTGCTTAAATTCTTTAGAGCTTTGAAATGGTTCTTTGAAGGCGTTTCTGAGATTGGCGATGCTGTTAACGGCTGGAGCTTAAGGTCTGTTCTCTATAGCTTAGAGAAAATGATATTAGACATTGCTTTATTAATGTTCGCAATCGCTATATTGGCTCGTCAAGATGTGGGTCATTTAGCTATGGGCGTATTAGCGCTGGGCATTGGTATACAATTAGTAACGGTTGCCATGAAGCAAATGACTTATAGTATTGGCGCATTAGCGTCTTACATAAAGAAGAATCAATTAGTAACAGAAAAGGATTCGTCGGTCATTACGGCAGCTTGTAAGTCTTTCATGACTATAGTGAAGGCAATAGCAAAGCTGGTACTTTATTTGTCTGTATCCATTTCGATACTTACGTATTTCTCAGATAAATACGGAAGCGAGAACATGTATCATGCCTTGTTAGTTCTTGGTGTTGCATTAGCTGTAACCTTAGGAGGAATTTCGCTAATATGCAAAACATCTCAAGGTCTTGATAAGGAATCCAAGCAACTTAAGCAGGCAGCAAAAGTCATTAAACGCGTAAGCATGGAAATAATGAAAATTTCTTTGCTACTTTACGCAGTTTCCAAGCTTATTGATACTGAGGACTTAGACGAGGACGAGCTTAAGACGTGCTTTGATATTGTTCTCGGTGCATTCTTTATGCTTTATCTTGGTGCTATGTCTATTGTTGCTATTACTGGTGTCTTGAATCCATCAGCAGATGCTTTAAAGAGAGCTAGTAAAATAGTAGCTAAAGTTGGTTTCTGGACAGTAGCCGTGTCGGCAGCTATTATTGGCATTGGTTATATGCTCGATAAACTTAGGGAAGGCGAGATAGATTCCGCTGCGGCAAAAGCTGCAGGTACGGGCGCTGAAGAAGCTCAAGGTACAAAAGCTGATAACCAGTTATTAAAGAATATTGGTATAACTTTTGGTATTTGTGTTGGAGCATGCGTTATTGTTGCTGCTGGTGTATTTGCTATTGAGAAGGTTGCAAGTAAGAAAGTAGCCAACACAGCAAAGAAAGCCGCGGCTAACGTTGGCGATATTGCTTTACGTATACTCGCGTTATCTGCATCGTTTATAACGCTTATTACCGGAGCTAACGCAATGGCCTTTGCTTTAACCTTAATGACAACTTATATTTCGTCTAATCTTTCAGATCCTGAGGAAATAGGTCAAGCTGCTTTTATACTGGTAATGTCCATATTAACCGTAATTGGTGCTATGTGGCTGTTAAGCAAACTTGATATTAAATCACAAGCGACATCAATATTGGCCCTGTCTGTGGCGATGCTTGCTTTAGCAGCAGCTATGGATATTCTTGGGTTTGCACTAATGGAGCTTGGCTTAACCAATGTTGGAGAAGACGAAGCAAAAGCTTTAATCGGCGTAATGGTAGCGTTAGTAGTTGTTACTGCATTAGGTAATATAATAGCTAAAAACAGCGAACCAATGCTTAAAGGCATTGCCAAATTTGCTGCCGGTATGGCTCTAATTAGCTTAGCTATGTATAGTCTTATTGGTGCAATGATGCTGTTATCGCTTATTGACGCTGATGAAATTGGCGTAGCTATTGCAACAATGTTGTCCTTTATGCTTGCAATATTTGTACTTGGTTCAGTGATAGGCCTTGTGCCTGGTATTTCAGCAGGTGTAACAGCTTTAAGTATAGCAATGCTAGCTTTAGCAGCTTTGGTGCTTGTCTTTGTCGGTATAATGGCGCTAATTTCTAGTCTCGGTGAAGACGGAATGACAACCTTTGCCGAAGGCTTTATCGCAGGCGTTGAAGCTTTAACCGAGAATGTCGCCGATATGGTTGAGGCAGTAGTTGAATTTATAGAAGCTTTCGTAACAGCTTTAGGCGATTCATTAACGCTCCATGCTGAGGAAATCGCGACAGGTTTAGCAAAGACTTTCTTGGCTATCTTAGGTATTTTAGCATTAATGCTTAAGGAAATCTGGGATGATGTTCTAGCGCCCTTGTTCGAGGAATTTGGTTTATGGCTTTGGGAGCAGATACAGTCCCTTTGGTTTGGTCTAGCCGATTTCTTTACAGAAATAGCTATAGAGGTTAAGTACTTTTTCATAAATCTGTGGGATACTATTACGACATTCTTTGGCGATCTTATTGACGCCATAGCTAATGCTATTGCTAAAGTAATAGAAGTTATAACGTTTGTTCCTAGAAAACTTTGGCAGCTATTAGTTATGGGTATAAATTGGTTCCAGGAGCAGCTTAAGAAAGTTATATTAGTAATTTGGGATATACTGACTTGGCCGCTTGGAAAGATTCGTGAAGTGGGTCATAATCTTATTGAAGGACTCTGGAATGGTATTTGGGATAAGGTAACTTGGATATACAACAAGATTACAGGTTTCTGTAATAAAGTATTAGACAAGATCAAAGATTTCTTTGGCATTTCTTCTCCTTCTAAGATTATGAAGTATCTTATCGGTGAAAATCTGATGTATGGTCTTGCCGAAGGTATTATGTCTGGTCAGAGTGATGTACTTAGCACAGTTAAAGCTTCTGGTCTGGGCATTCTTAATCAGTTCAAGAACGCCTTCGGCGGTGCCAAGGATGTTGGTAGCTTATTAATGAACGGTGGCGACTTGTCCGCGCTCGTTGATATGAACGACTTTACAAACTTGGACGCCGGTAGTCTTATTATTGGCGGAATCGATTATTCTAGTCTCGGTCAATTTGATCCTGAACAGATCGGTTTGTCAAGCGTATACGACATGGACGTGATTGCTGGTTATCAGGGCTATGGTGCATTGGACGTGGCTACGAGTTTCCAGCCTACAATTAAAGATTCACAGCTCGAACAGATTTCAGGAGCTTACGAAGATAATTCGCAAGAAATTATTGGCGCAATCAATTCCCTTAAAGAAGAAGTTGCGAAACAAGCTGAAATTATTTCTCGTTATCAGATGGTTCTTGATACCGGCGTTCTTGTCGGTGAAATTAGAGATCCTATGAATAAAGCTCTTGGGCAATCTGCAAAACTTTCAACAGGAAGGGGGATTTAAGTAATGTTTCATTCAATGTATATCGGTGATAAGAATACATGGGACGATTATAGCTTAGTGCCGGTATCGAAAATTTACTTCCCCAACCCGTCCCAAAAAGTACAGACGTTAGATATTGAGGGGGCTTCTGGCTCCCTCGATTTCTCAACGCTTTTAACAGGCTATCCCATTTATGGCGATAGGGCTGGCCAAGCTGATTTTTATTTGCTTGATGCTATTGACACAAAAGTTTATACAAACTCTCAGCATGCATTCCCCGCTAACTATAATTTTTATGACATATTTTCAAAAATACGAGGCGACTTGGATGGAAAGACAGCCCGTATTTGGTTAGAGGATGATCCTGATTGGTATTACGAAGGACGTGTCAATATTACAGATTCGATGGAAAGCCCGAGACCAAGAATAATAATCAAGTATAATGTTGGGCCGTATAAGAAGGCTAGACGAGCTACTAGGTGGACTTTAAATGGTCTCGGCGCAATAGTAAATAGGCAGATTATATCTGCAGAATTAGCTGGTCCAATGCCTGCAAACTTTACTATGCAAGTTACAGGCGGGCAAGCTGTTGTACGGTTTATATGTGAAGCGCTTAACATCGATCAAACAAAAACATTAGAAATCGGCACTTATACGCTTTACGAGTGGGTCATTTATGGCACAAGTACCATTGAGGTTACGGCTGCTACAGGAACTACAGTTAGCGTTACGTATACGCCAGGGAGGCTATAATGTTTAGTGCTTATGTACGCGTCTGGGACGCAACTCAGCTTAAACTAGGCGAACCAGTATGTTTCTTCTCGAACGTTGCTATTGGGAAAGAATTAGCTATTAATTCTGCTACATTAACGTTGGAAGAAGGCTCTGCAGGCTCGTTTAAGTTTACTATAACAAGAGAAAATGTTGCTTACGATCTGCTTAATACGATGACATCCATCATCTACATTTACAAAGATGGCAACATGAATAAACCTTTCTGGGTTGGACGGATGATCGAGGAAGAACGTGACATCTACGATTGCCGTCAAATAACTTGTGAAGGTACTCTTAATTGTCTCATGGACACGTATCAGCAGCCTAAGCATATTAACTGCGGCGTTTTAAGTTGGCTACAGTATCTGTTAGTTCAGGATTATCACGATCCAGAAGCTCCAGAAGGTCAATACGCTAGGTGCCACGATTTCCATGCGACATATGAACTTTGGAAGCAGGTACAAATCAAATATTTTGATCCGGCTATCGAACCCGGCGAAACGGTTGACTGGTACGCTAATTACGAAACAACCTGGGATTTATTAAAGAACGTTATCGAAGCGTACAACATCAAAATGGAAGTAAGTTGGGAACCGTATAATGACTCCGGTAATAACTATTATATGGGGCTGTCATTTTATAGCGATTACCCAGCTAATTTGCAATCTGACCAGACAATCATGTTTGGCCGTAACTTGATAAACTATACGCGTAACTGGAGTATTGACGACTTAGCTACGATTATTGTACCTACCGGTAAAAAGTACAACGCCGATGATGAGGAGCGACCGACTGTTCCTTATACCCCGCCGGATCTTGATGCTGTTGTGACTATTCAGTCCGTTAATAATGGTAATATTGAGCTTAGTGCAAATAACGATGTTATTGCCAGATATGGGCGTATCATTAAGCATGTAGAGTGGAGCGACATTGAGGAGCCGGCTAATCTTTTAGATTTAGCTCAGGATTATTTTTCTAAGTATCAGTGGGATAAGTTGACTATTGAGGTTGAGTTGTATGATCTTAGTATTCTCATGACTGGTGCTGAGAAAGCAGAAAATGAGCTATTTCTTCTAGGTACGGTAAGATGCGTATCCCCTCCACATGGGCTGGATAGATATTTTCCGATTATTAAGATCGAATATGACTTTAATAATCCTGGAAACACCAAGTATACCCTTGGTACCGAAGACTCATCGTCGACTCTTACCGGCGCAGTTGCTTCTGTATCCACTAATCTTAAGAACGATATCGACAAGAATAAAGTCCAAGAGTCCCGTATATTCAACGAAGTTATTTCAAGGGCTTTTGATGACGCTACTACCCTTATGAACAATTATGCAAATACGGGCCATGTAGCATTTACGAAGAATCCGCTTGACGGTAGTCAGCTTACCGGTATTGTAATCTCGGATAAGGTTAACTGGAGCGACAATACTGCTAAGCTTTGGATGTGGAATCAGGGCGGTCTTGCCTGGTCAGAGGATGGCGGACGTACTTTTAAAGGCGTTGCAATTACGAATGACGGCAGGATCTCTGCTAACTTCATAACAGCTGGTACTCTAAACGCCAACATCATTCGTGCAGGTACGTTGCAAGATGTCACTGGCAATACGGCATGGAACATGGAGACAGGTGTATTTAAGACTCGTGATTACACACTTGAAACCGTTAGTCCTTATATTCCGGGTAGTGATGGCTACATGTACCTATCCAATAAGATTTGGCGTAATGCTTCAGCTTTTGCTACATCGTCTAATACGTTAACGATTTCTGGTCAAGAACGATACGATTGGCGTATGATTGTCGGACAGAACTTTGGTATAAGCGAAGACGGTACGCTTGCCATTAATGAAGGTCACATTGGTGATATCGGTATTCATGAAAACTATTTACGTAGTGAAAGCACGACACTTGGTTTTAATGAATCCTTCTTCTTAGGCTCTGGTGATTCAGGTACGTTAGTAACTACCGATAATGAAGGTACCTACGAGGTTGCTGGTGTTACTCGTTCAGACTGGCATTTGACCATCGGTAACAACTTCGGTGTAACCGGCGGTGGCTATTTGTACAGCCGTTCTGGGATATTTACGTCGGCTTCTGTTGCTGGCTCTCTTAGTGCGTCCAACTTAAATATTACGCGTATAAATGGATCTAAAGCGTCTATTTTGTTAACCGAAACAGCAACTGAAGCAAGTAGCGAGTCGTATCAACGTACAATGGTTATACGAGTATCTCGTGTCGACATACCTGGCCAAAACGCATGGCGAGCTCAAATAATGGCATATCCGATGATCAGTGGCGGTGACCATTCAGATGTTATTGACAGTGATATAACTGTCCAATTTTATTTGGGAAACTGGGAGCATTATGTCTATAATTCGGAAACGGACAGCTACCAAAGGGTAGCGCCAAATAGTGCATCAAACTGGTTCATTGGTCCGATACATTACAAAGATAATTCTAAACAGACGTTAACCGATTATACGTTTAATTATTTTAATGTAAACGGTTCGACAGACCATGCAATAACTATACCAGAAGAAACTAGATCAACTAACCCGTATGTTACTTACGTGTATGGTGTATACAGTTCTAGTGGTACAGTTTACGATATTACTGCCATCATGCTAAGTTCAAGAACTAGCGGTTCTAGTTCTTCTTTAGATCCGGCTAGGCCGATTTGGACAACTCAAGCAGATGTTCAGACATACGGTTGGACTGATAGCTGGTATGTTACGCATAATGTTGGTGGTACGCGGCATAATGCAATGATGGTTAATGGCTCTTTGATACCGAATAGTAATGACCAAATCTTAGGCGATATTAATCATAAATGGAAGCAGATCTATTCTAGGAATGCTGTAATTGTTTCTTCTTCTAGAACACTTAAGAAAGACATTACAGAAATACCAGAAAATTTTGACATATTTTACGATAACCTTTCGCCAGTTCAGTATAGGTGGAAGGATAGTGAGGATATGCAAAAACATTCGGGTTTCATTCTAGATGAAGTTGGCTACGCATTGCAAAACGCTGATATTGACACTAATGATTTTGCCGGGTATCAGACTTTTAACCCCGCTAATCCGCTTGATGACGGGGGATTACGGTACGAAGAGTTCATAGCTCTTAACACATGGCAGATTCAGAAAGCAAAACAAAGAATAAGTGAATTAGAGGAGCGCATTGAGGCTCTGGAAAGGGAAAGAAATGAGTAAGATTAAATTAACATTTGCTGAGATTAACGGCATTATTCCTGTTATGAACGCTATCGTTCAGGTTAAGATGCCGTATGATATTTCATACCAGTTGTATCTGATTACTAAGAACGTGGATGAGGCCAATGAGTATTTTGTAAAAAAATACAAAGAGATCCTGGATTCGAATTCAGATACAAAAGATGAGGACGTTAACACGCTTGCAAATACGGTGGTTGAGTTAACGAGTGAGAAATTTGAAGATGCGAAGCTTATTTATGCTCTTGAAGCAGGCGATGCTAAGCTCAGTGCTGTTGATATTAGGCTTCTCTCCAAATTGATGGAGAAAGGGTCTGAGGAAACGGCATCTGAACCCGGTTTTACAATCGTTTAATAAGCCGACTATCTACTGCGGTATTAAATAGAACGCCTCCTTTCATTGTATAAGAAATTGCTGGGTGTATGGTTTCATAGTGGCCATGCACCCAATACCGCAGTTTACAATGCCTATCTTTTTTGACATATTTTCATTCGCAGAATGAGCATGGAGTATAATGAAAGGAAAGGACAAAATAAAAAGGAGGATAAAATTATGACACTATTTGAAGCTTATTGCTTTATGGGACTTATGGTTTCGCCGATTGTAGGATTTGCAATCTATTCGGTAATAGACGAAATTAAAGACTATAAAGAAAGTAAGAGAAGGAGCGCATAGCTCCTCTTTTTTTTTCGCAAAATACGCAACTCTTAAAGTAGGAAAGAAAATTCTATTTTAAGGAGGAAACTATTATGTTGTGGATTAAATTACACGAGAAGGAACGGAAATCTTTTAAGGAGTTAAACGTTTACGAGAATAATGAGATTCTTGTATCATACGCTACAATTTGCAGTATGCGCGCGTTGAAAGACGGCGGTACAGCGATTTGTATCACGGGTACAGATCTTGAATATGAAGTAACAGAGACTCCGGAAGAAATCGAGGAACTTGTAAAGGCAAGATACACGGAGACAGTTAATAGTATTATGGATTATTAATTGAAACATTCTTTCCGAGACTATAGGCGCAATGCCTATAGTTTTTTCGCAGGATACGCAACTCTCTTAGTGAGAAAAGGACTAGAGGGGAGTACCCCGCTGATGGTGTAATGGGTAGCACACTCGTAAGAGAGGCGGCAGTTTCAAAGCTGTCTGAACGCCTTTTCTTTTTTTTTCTTTACCGCAAAATAAGCAATGTATATAATGAAATAAACAGGAGAGTTATTCTGAAAAGGAGGAAATTATGAGAAACTTTAACATTATGAGCGATGAGGAACTTAATAGACTGTATAACGATATTATTACGGATAACACGCCTTTGTCTGAAAAGCAGCAAGAGCTGCAGGACGAGGAATTAAACAATATAGTAGCGGAACAGAGTAAGAGAAACATTATCAGATAAATATTAAAAGAAATTACATAAAACTAAATCAGAGAGCGAATAACTCTCTTGTTCTTTTTTTTCTCCCGCAGAATGAGCGGAATTAACACCGCTCTTCTTTTTTTCGCAAAAATCTCCTTTTTCTTAATGAAGTGAAAAATTTAAAGGAGGAGACTGTATGGCTATAGCTTTTGCTATTTGGGCAATGACCCTAATCACTATATTTCTAGGGATATCATACATGGATGATATACTAGACATTATAGACAGAAAAAGGGGCAAAAAGAAGTAAAGGCTAAGGGGTGCAAGCCCCTTCCTTTTTTTGACATATTTTTCGCAAAATTCTCCTTTTTCTTAATGAAATAAACTTTTAAAGGAGGAAATGTACTATGTTAACAACTGTGATTGTGTTGGTGATTTTGTACGTCATCTATAAGGAGTTTGCAAAGCGGAGAGCAACAAAGAAAAGCGAAGATGCTATTTCGGACGATCTGCGTGCGATTGAGCAGAGGGCAGTCGAAATGCGAGTCGCTCTATTAGATAGAGGAGACTTACATTACGATGACTATCAGCGAATCAACGAGATTGAGATACTAGCAAAAGGGCTTAATAAAGAGTTAGCTGGCGGAGCAACTGCAAAGACGGGGACAAGAGCACACTAACGGCCACAGGGGAGCATAACATTGCTCCTCTTTTTTTCGCAAAATTCGCAGTCCTCTTAATGAACGGAAATTAATTTTAACTAATAGGAGGTATTTAATATGAGTGGAAAAGTAAGATTATTGGTTGTAATTTGTGGACTACTGACGTTTGGACCGGTAGGCGCATTGGCGGCTTATCTGATTACTAAAATTATAGACGATAAGACTAACTAAGTTACAATAATTTCCTTCGGAGGTCGTGGACTTTGCAAATGCAAGGCCCATGGCCTTTTGCTTTTTTGACATATTTTCGCAAGAAATGCAGCTTTATTAACGAAATAAACTTTAAAGGAGGCGATGCTATGATAGAAGTTATTTATGAAAGATCAGGATGCAAAGACGTAAGGATTTTCCGCGACAAGGAAGAATTCGACGAATGGAAAGCATGTATGGATCAGTTAAAACAAAAATTCGGCGATGAGTATCGCATCGTAAGCGAGAAAGAGAAACTTAAAAAGGAGGAGGCTTAGGGCTCTTCTTTTTTCATTTGAAAATTTTCCCGGGTTGGAAATTCGCAAAAATCTCCGTGTTCTTAATGAACGGAAACTATTTTAACAAGGAGGAAAGGTATATGAGAAGCGTATTACAGGTACTGGTGGTTCTTGGTATTGGTGTAGCGGGCGGTTACGCTGCCGGTTATACTAAGGCTAGGGAGGTATTTGTGTCGGCTATTGCAAATGCTGTACTTGATAAGGAAGTATCCGAGTCAAAGAAAAAGGACGGTTGGGAAGGTCCAATTCTTCCCGATATGATGACAAAGGAGGAGGCTTAGGCCTCTTCTTTTTTCGCAAAATTCTCAGAGCATATTATGAACGGAAATTATATTTTAAAGGAGGAAACTACTATGTTGAAAAAGGTATTGTTTGCGATCGGTTACTGTTTATGGACAGCAATGATTATTGGAGTGTATGTACTCGGAATTGCTGGACGAGTAAGTGACTTGAAAGACTTTGCCGATGAATGGGGCGATTCTTTGTAAGATCCGGTTCAAGAGGTTATAGGCGCAATGCCTATAGCTTTTTTGACATATTTTGAGAGGGAGGTGCGAGTATGGCCTATACAATTAGGCAGACCTGGGTTGATCCAGAGAAAGGTTGTCAGATTCACTATTATTGCTCTGAATGTTTAGAGGAACTTAGTGACTATGACGATATTTATGGCACGTATACGCCAGTTGTTTGCCCAAAGTGCGGAACGCCACTTAAACGTAGGCGTGAAGAGTTTGGGTATTGGAAGCCAGAAGATAAGAGAACCTGGTTATTGAATTTGCCCACGAAGCACGTGCATAAATGGGTATGCTCGGAGTGCAAGAGTAAGATATTTTCATCTCAGAAGGCACTGCCGTTAGTTTGCCCAAGTTGCGAGTGCTTTATGTGTGTTAAAGATTGAAAGGAGAAAAGCATATGGCTAGTATTGTTAGTGAACTTATAGGCGGAACCGATTATTTTAGGACTTTGGTTAAAACTCATGACCTGTATTATTGCGTTGATACGTGCTACCTTGATTATAAAGGCAAGTATGAAACGGTTGCTGTACCCTGCGGCACAACAGGAGAAGTTATTCGTTGGGATGAAGAAGCTGTTGCCCGGGTTTTATACGAAACGGGTGGAAAGGCTAAGGACGCTCAGCAGTATAAGCTAATTAAGGACGGGCATTACAAAGTAATCGATGAACTAGAAGAGCATATTAAATGCTTTTTGTATACGCAAATTGAGGAAAAGGAAGTGGAAATAGAGGATCTAAAAGATGAAATAGCCCAATTAAGCAAACAGGTAGAGCTGTTTACCGAAAATAAGGAGGCATAAGTATGGAGTACATCTGCACGTACAAAGGTCATAAGCTGTATGCTGAACGCGGTCATGTTATGGTTTTTGATCAGGACGGCAAGTTCGAGTTTTCAGCAGACACTGTCGAAGAAGCAAAGGAGGACATTGACGCATGAATCTTACTTTACTTGAGCTGTTCGCAGTTATTGGTTTGGCGATCTTACTGATTATGCCGACCTTATACTCTATTGTAATTACAATCTTGTTTGCTAAAGCTATGAGAGACTACAAGGACCTGGAGTTCAATTACAACCGTCTTGGCGAAAAGGCCGAAAAAATGCAAGCGATTATCGATGAACGAGGTCCAGCAAGAACTACCCACAGCAGTAAATCTAATTCTATTAAGTGCGGTTTCGCAGTTCCAGAGGAGGAAAAAGATGAGTCAAAGTGATATTATTATGATGGTTCTTACCGGTGTTATATTTGGAGCTTGTTGCTTCTTTTCATGGTTTATGTCAAAGATTGCTGAGGACGAGGATGGTTATCGTTCTAAGGAACTCGAAGCACTTATTCAAATTTTGAAGGATTACGAGAGTTTGTCTAAGTATATTAGTGTTGTTAATGACAAGCTAGCAGAGATTAAAGAAATGGAGGTACAGATTTATGATATTTGCGATCGAGTTGAAAAGCGTGTTTCCTCTCTTAGCTCCGACACTATGTGGGTTGATCGGTCTATTGGCAGGATACCTATCTTCCCGACGGACGAAAGCGAAGTATCAGGGGACTCTGGTGATTGAACCTGATAACGCCGGAGCCCTTGTAGATCTTGGCGGTCTTCCTAAAGAGGTCAGTATGAAACTGAAAGACAATGATATTATCGAACTTAAGGTTAAAAGAATGCCTATTTTAAGTTACAAGGCTCCGGAGGTGAAGAATGGACAAGATTGATATTTCTAAGCTTAAAATACCGGAAGTAGACATGAGCGAGTACAGAGATGCGGTCACCATTGTAACAGATCTGGCTAGCCAAACGGTTGCTGCTCAACTTAATGCACAAATCGAGGACGATATTTACAATTACTGCACTCAGTATGGCGTTTATGTTGACAAGGAGCGTCTTTTCGAGATCTTGAAGAACGACCGTATGTCGTATCAGGATGGTTGGCGTGCCGGTTATGCAGCAGCGCTTGAAGCAGAGCGGCAAAGACGTAAGAGTTACAGACCGAAGTTGCTTCCGTGTAAGTACTGTGGAGGTAAAAGAACGAGATATCTTGGCAACTCAATAGGGCAATGCCGAAAGTGTATCAAGTGCGGCCATAAAGGTCCGATTGGTTTATCAGAAAACGAAGCTCGTAGACTATGGAATGAAGAGATGGACAAGGATAACATGTACTGGATTAAGTTTTAGAGAGGAGGCAAACGTATGGTAATTAAAGAGGATGACATAGTTAAGATTATTCCGCAAAAAGATGAGATTATCATCGATATTGATGATCCGGAAGACCTGACAAAAGGCATACATTACTATGTTAGTTCGCAAAAAGTTCCACTCTCTTAATGACTAAATATTAACTTAAAGGAGGTTGTCAATATGGGCAAACAGGTTAGTAAAGCTGAGGAAGCTATGGAAGATCTGATGAAAGTCATTCGGATTGAGACCGAACGGTTTGATTCAATTGAGGATCCCAAAGCTCGCAAGGATGCAGCTGAAAGTATTGCAGTACTTGCAGACAAAGTGCAGAAGCTTGAAGATACCACAAACGCGAAACGCAGTGGGTCTAAGGAGTTCTGGCTTAAAGTCGGCATGATTACGGCAGAAACTTCAATTGGTATTGCGGGGCTGGTGTTATCCCAGAAGAATCTGAAGTACATTCGGACTTTTGAAGAAGAGAATGTAATCAGAACGGATGTGGCCAAGGCAGTATCAAAAGCAGGACTTGGTGTTGCTGACAGAGTTGGCAGAATTGTAAGAAATATTAAGTTTTAAAGTACGGGGGCGCAATGCCCCTTGCTTTTTGACATATTTTGATAAGGAGAATGAGAGTATGAGTATGGAAAAGAATTATTGGGCACGTATTTCTATTTCGAAAAATCCAGCTACAAAGTCTGGTACTTGCGGCGTAATCTATTTCGGTACTTTTCGCCCGAAATGCTTTGACAGCAGATTTGCACCGTCTAAAAGCTTTTACACCGTTAAGCGCTTCTTTGCTTTAGATGGGAGAGAAGGCTTAATGATTTGCCGTAAATATTGCGAAGACGGTAAAGCACCGGAAGGTTATGTTAAACTATGTAAGATGGCTGGTTTCAACGGGGCTTCTCGTCTTTCTTTTGGAAGAACGGAGACTATAGAGCTGCTTAACGACTTTAAAGGAGAATACCTGGAAGCGGAAATGTGCCATTTACCTGATTTAGACCTGCCTGGTTCCGAAGCTCATGGCTATGTACTGTGGCGTGATAAACGTATCGGGTATGTAAACGTAATGAGCACAACAGAACTTCCAGTGATTAAGGCGGCTACTGAACCCGCGCCGTTGGTTGCTGAGCAGAATAATGATATTCGAGAGACTGCTCAGTCTGATAGTGCAATAACGACGATTAAAGAACTTATCATGGAACAGATTGAGACTGTAGATAAAGAACTTAAACCTTTAGTCGAACGTGTTAAGGTTTTACAGGCAACCAGAGACCGCTTGCAATCGGCAGCAAACGCATTAAGCGAGGAGGGATAAGTATGACAAACGAACTTGCAATGCAGATTTTAAGAGAAATGATTCCGAAATTTGCCCGTTGTAACACAGATGTAAAGAAGCTAACTGCAATCAATCTGGCGATCAAGGCTCTTGATGAGCAGAGTACGAATTTAGAAAAAATGCGAGACGCCTTAGATTCCGTGGTGTGGTATAACGGATATTGGGATAATGTGAAAGAATGGATAGACGATCTGGAGAAATTATCAGGCGTCGAGACCTTTTACCATCCTAAGTCCGTTACTATTACTGATGGAGGTCTGGAGGTACTGTGGATGATATGCGTTTTACTATACGGTAACTATGGAACAAGCCCCCGAAGCGGCTGGGTAGAGAAGACTAAAGAATGCCGCGAGTTTCTTATTTGGTTGACGAAAGATACAAAAAGCTATGAGGAGGGTAATTAAATGTTAAAAATGGATGATCCAAGAGTAAAGTACGTACCAGTTGAAGCTGTTAAGGAGTATATTAAGCGATACGTATGGCTTACTGCTGATTTTGACGAATTAGTAGAGAAGTATGGGATTGATGTTGTCCGGTATAAGAACACAGTAGTCATCGGCGAACTAGAGATGACGGCTGTTAAAGCCTGCACTGACTGGATGAACATAACTGATTATGTAAAAGAGGTAGTCGCAAGTAACCTTGAGAACGCTATAAGCCAGCATGTTAAATGTATCAGTAAGCGGCTTGTTCCTGAACACCATAATACTGAATATTGTTATGACATCATGATTGGCGAGATTCCTAAGTGGCAGCAGAAAGGAGAAGAGGAAGATGCCAGTAAGTTGTAAATGTATCCTCGATCACCTGAAGCACAAAGGTGCAATAACAGAGAAAGAATACGATAAGCTTCTGCGGAATCTAAAAGGAACCGTATGGCATCCATATCCGCAAGAGAAACCGAAAGCTAACAAAGAGTATAACATAACTCTCAAATATCATACAGACACGACAACAGCTGCTTATTTTACAGAAGACGATACTTGGCATTGTGGCGATGATATATATATACCGAGGAGTTCTATAATTGCTTGGGCAGAGTTGCCGGAACGGTACAAAGAAGAGGAATCCGACAACAAAGATACAAGTAACAAAAACGATGTAATCATTGTGCAAATTGACCGTCTAATGCCAATGCAAAACGCGCTGGCCTTTAGAAAAGATTTACTTGATCAAATGAAGGACGGTATAGTTGTTATTCCGCCTTGGGCACATGTGGCGCACGTCGGAGATGAATGCAAGATAGAAATTAAAGAGATGGAGGAGGAGAGTGATAAATAAATGGGCGGAAAGTATGAAGTGATGGCACGAAACTATGACGACCAATTATTTGGAATTATTCTTTACACTAACAGCCGGTTTAAGGCAATCAGAACTTGGCTGAAAGCGTTGAGAAAATATGAACTTGTTACATTTTGTGTGCGGAAGTAGCTGAAAGGAGAAGAGAAAGATGAATTTAGTGAAATTTAGGGAAATACTTGACTGGGGCGATGATCGGCCCACTGAATATGGACCAGCATATGTAGATATTGATAGTGTTCAATACATAGCACCACATTCTGACGGTGACCCGAAGCATTGCACCGTGACATTTAATGGCAGTTGGGCTGTTGGCTTAGATGTTGACATAGACCATATGGCTGCGCTTGTCGATGGGACCGCTCTGGTTTATAAGAAAGACCGCGAAGCGGAGATCAAAGAAGTCCTTCAAACTTTGGAGAAGCTCTACAACGATTTCACGATGAGACCAGATGAGTGCAAGGCGCTTGACTTTGCTATTAACTTTATAAAGGAGAAGAGTAATGGGCATTACATGTGTTAAAGTGACTTGCGACCGTTGTGGAAAAGAAATGACGTTTAGCAGCATAGAGGAGTTTAACCTATACTTCAGGGCAAAAGAAATTGATAATTCACCAAAAATGTTCCTTTTTGACGACTATTACGCTGCTGAACCTATTAAACTTTGTTTAGGCTGTGCAAACCGGCTGTACAACTGGTTCGAAAACACAAGTTATCGTGAAAAGGAGCGAAATCGCAAAAATCTCCACGCTAATAATGAAACTAATATTGAAGGAGGTACTCAACATGAAGAAGAGTCTATTGTATAACATTATTGGAGCGGTATTAGGCGCTGGTGGTATCTTTGTAGGATTGAAGGCTCACAAGGCAGAATGCGAGGAGCTTTATCAGGCAGGATACAACGGCGTGATTGACGCTGCAAAAGAGACAGGCTTAGTCGATCAGGAAGAGGAACCGAAAGACGAGCAGTAAGGTTTCAAAAGGTTATAGGCGCAATGCCTATAGCTTTTTGACATATTTTAAGAGAAAAATGGAGGTGCTAATATGAATGAATTTAAGTTAACAAATGACAAAACAGGAAAGTCAAACGTTTTATGTATTTCTTCCGACGATGAGGACTTTATTGACGCTCTCCGGATTATTGAAGACTACAATCTACCGTTTGAAATTCACGGAGAAGAACACCGGGTATCGAGTATCGGGATCGAACCTCCTAGGCCAACGTGGGGAAATTTTGAAGAGAATCCAAGGCTTAGCTTTCTAGATATAGAGGAAATCAGAATGCAGGCCATTAAGGTAGCCGATAATTTTCAAGAAGGTTATAAGGAGGGAACTGAAATATTGAGGAACCAAGAGTAAAGTATATTATCCCTAAATGGCGGTAGAAAGGAGAAAGGGCATGGTGTTCTGGAAGATCATGGTAGTACTGGCATTGTTCCTTTTATGGGCAATTAACCAAAATCTAGCCAGTATTGCACAACATTTTGAAAAGGAGGATAAAGAAGATGACGACCTTCGTCAAGTATTTAGACGCATGTAGAGGCTGGGTAAAGGCCCGTAAGACTAAGATCCTGTTCGCTAGTAGCGTTACAGGCACTGTTTTAACAGGTGTAACCGGTGTAAGAGCAGGTATCCGCATTGAACGAAAGCGCAGAGAGTTCGAGATCATTAACGGCGAACCTACCAAGAAAGATATTTTAAAGATTGCTGCACCGGAGTTAGTTCCTGTAGTAATCAGTGCAGCAACCGGTATTGCCTGTGAATCTGTGATGCTTGCTGACCTGTCAAACCGGATTGAGACGTTAACCTCAACAGCAGCAGCTCTGTCAACGCAGATTGACAAGATGAAAGCAGCTGAAAAGGAGGTTGTAGGACCGGAAAAGGCTAAAGAGATCGAGAAAAAGGCACTTGAGGAGTCTGCAAGCGGCCCTGTAGAGTCTCCAACCGGTAGGATCTGGTTCAAAGACTTCTATACGAACGCTGAGTTCTACACAACGTACGAAGCAGTGGCTCAGATGATCGGAAACGGTAACGTCCGGCTTACTTGGGACGACCTTAGTACGAATGACCTGTATATGTTCCTTGAAAAGGCTGATTCTAGGGATATTTACAGCGAACTTGGCGATGAAACCGGCTGGAAATCCGGTACAGAGCTTAAATATCGCTATGTAGACGGGCATTTGGCCAATGGAACGCCTTGTATGGTGCTTGTAGTAAGCGAAAAACCGCGTATTTTGCCGAAAAGAGTCAACGATTAATCGCAAAATTCGCAATGTTCTTAATGAAGGAATTAACTTCACAAACTAAAACAAAATCAAATTTATAGGAGGAAACTACTATGGCAGATCTTGAAAACAAGGAAGTTATGACTGAGGAGATCGAGGCAACAAACGAACTCGATAACACGAATTATGAAGTGGCAGCAGAACCGGAAAACACGGGTATGTCTACTGGCGACAAGGTTGTTCTTGGAGCAGCAGGAGGATGCGTGCTTTATACGGCGGTCAAAGTCGGTAAGTGGCTTTTCGTAGGAACGAAAGGTGCTGAACCGAAGGAGGCAGCGGTAAAGCGTGCATGGAACTGGGTAACAGGAAAAATCGGTAAGAAGGGCAAGAAAGACGAGAAACCCGAGGTTGCAGAAGGTGAGGTTGTCACCGAAGAGAAGTAATCTTAAGTGTTATTGAGGGAGGGGCGTAATGCCTCTCTCTTTTTTCTTTTCGAAAGGAGATTATGGTCCATTGAACAAATCAAAAAAGATATTTGGTCTATTCACAGTTAAGGAGTTTGTTAGTCTATGCGCAGAGGTTGCCGTATTGATATTCTGCATCGTCATGTTCATCAAGCTGTGTCACACGCCAGAGGAGCAGAAGGGTGTTGATATTTCACCTACGCCGACTGTTACGATGACACCTACAGCTACACTAGTACCTACGAGTACGCCAACTCCGAGTCCTACACCAGAGCCTACAGCTACACCTACGCCGTCTCCGGAACCGACTCCAACACCAACACCCGCTCCACAGCCGATTAGCTATGGCTACAACAACGGAAAGCCTGGATATTACAAATGCGAAACTAACGGAACGCATGGGTTTAAGATTGGAACGGACTACCGGGTTTATGCTCGTGGTACAGCTCAGAGAAAGCTTATTGATATTTCTAGGACGGATGAAAGAACAGGCATACGCATAGTTACAGACCCGAATGGCGTGGATAGATATTTAGTAGCACTCGGCACTGCTTGGGCTGGTGGTACTCCTTCTGACATCGGACGTTGTATTGATATTTACATGGTAAACGGAGCAACGCTTTACTGTGTATTAGGCGATGTTAAGAAGATCGAGGACACTATTGACGGTAAGTGCCGGTACGGAACGAACCATAACGAACTTATCGAATTCATCATTGACACACCCGCATTGCCTAAGCAAACGCAGGTAGATAGTAACTACAACCGGTGTGGAGATGAGTTTATTGGAGAAGCGCACTCTATGCGTGTGCATAAGTATTTTATTAAAAGTTTTGGAGGCAATTGATGTTTCGAATCAACAGAGTAGAGAAAGTTATGAGAGGCCATCACGACATTAAGTGTATTGCTGATGATATTTTAACTTTCGAAGAAGCAACGATCAAGCTTATGCAAGATTGCCGCAAGGACGAGAAAACATATAACGGTAACGGCAATTGGACAACAAAGTTGAAAGGTTCTTACTTGATTCTGGCTCCAGGTCATGAACTCCTGGCAGCAGAAGAGATTGAAATGTATTAGGAGGTATGCATATGGCTACTACTTACAAATGTGACAGATGTGAGGCTACTATGAACAGCGTGCGTATAACGAGCCTAAGTATTGCGTGTGCCGTTCTAATGGGCTTAAGGCCGGAGTAAAATTAGACCTATGTCCAGCTTGCAGTCAGGTTCTTGCTAATTGGATGCAAGGTCTTATCGGAATTGTTTATCCCGGAACCGAGGCTCCATGAGATGACGAAAAGGAGCGATACGATGAATGATCCGACACCTTGTATGCATTGCGTGCCGCCTAAAAGGCATAAGCTTTGTCACATTGACTGCCCGGAATGGGCGAAGTATCAAGAAGAGCAAGCAGTAAAGAAAGAAAAAGAAAAGAAGCGTAAGCAGGAACTTGGTCAGTACATTGATTACATGAAGTCCACTTACGCAAAAGTTGACCGAAAGAAGAGAGGTAAGAAGTAATGTTTCGAAGAACGTATGACAGGATTGCTGAGAAGGCAGCGGCAAAGGTGTATGTCAAGTTGACTGAGAACTTGCCTAAGCCGGAAAAGAAGCCAAAAAAGGAATCGACTATTAAGCAGTTGATCAGAACACCGGACGACTTTGTGCTTACAATGTGGACCGATGGCGATGATGTTAACATTAAACTTACTAAAAAGGAGGCTTACTTTAATGGACGAAAATCTGGAAATACTCATGAAACAGTGTCTTCCGAAGGAAGAGCCGATTAGAAAGGTTAGCACGCCGTCATGCCGGGGTCCTCTTGAGACTCTGGCATCTCGGAAGAAGGAAGCTCGTAAATGTGCAAGAGAACTTGGATATTCTCAGGCAATTATCGATGCTATTGAGAATGCACAGACAATTTATGAAGTTGACCGTGCGATGACACGAGGACGTCATGCTATGAGCGAGTTCAGTCCAATTGACGAACTTAAAAGTCCGACTGGCCGCAAGAAACGCAAGGACTATAATAGGTAGGATACACCTACTATAATTTTTTGGAGGTAACGCTATGAGCAGGCCAAGGCAATTAACTACCAAGGAAGTTTTAGATCTAGACATAGGGTTTGATGAATCCGACTGGTGGTTTGACTATAATTACATTGAGGGCCATGATATTCATTACTACTACGGAGTATCAAGAGCTCATCCTGATCGAATTACATTCATAGAAAGAGACGGCGACTGTTTTTCTTTTTATGATGAATGGACATTAGGTCAAGAAATCTCTAATGTTAGCATTTCTCAGTTTAACGATGACCCGAGCCGCTGGTATATTGTTGAGGTAATGACAAAGTCTGGGGTGTTTCATCGTTATACCCCGGATTATATTTTAGGAAAGTTTGACCGTGAAGCATATTATAATTTAGCTAACGATATCTGTTTGCAGCGCTTAGCAATTAATGACTCGCGAGAAGACTTACATGATTATATGGGTGCTATACCGAATAAGAAGGAGGCAAAGAAGCAAATGTTTCTATTCACACATGGAACGGCACAGTATTCGGCTGAAAAACGAGATAAACAAGTGGCAATAACCCGGACGGTCTTTACTTGTGCTGGGCATCCCGAACAAAGCGTAACATTGCGTCATTATCTTACGTATGGGTGGCCGGTGTATGATATTTCTGTAGATAACTCTGAGAACATGCTTAACATTACTCTTAGTGATGGTAATGGCTCTTTTTGGCACGAGTTCTATAGCTTTAGCGAAATTGAGAGCTTTTTCATTGAGGAAGAAAAGCCAGACAACGTCAACCATCCGGCACACTACAAGACCTCTTCTGGCTTAGAGGCTATTGATGTCATTGACGCATTCACAGAGGACCTTAAGGGTTACGAGTCCGTATACACATCCCAGGTTCTCAAGTACACGCTTCGTTGGAAGCACAAGAACGGACTAGAGGATCTCGAAAAAGCTAACTGGTATCTTACCAGGCTTATTAACAAACTCAAGGAGGCACAAAAATGAAACTGAAACTAATGGCGACCTCAGCTAAGTACTGGGTTAAAGGCCACAAGAACGATCTGGCAATGATCGGTGGAGCAACTTGCGAGGTAGCAGCAGTCGTCTTGACTGCAAAAGCTACGATTAAGGCGAAGAACAGAGCAGACCAGCTTAAGAAGCGCCTTGACATCATGTGGGCTGAGGTTGAAAGCCTTGAAGTTGGTGACGAGCGTGAACTCAAGCAGAAAGAGATGGAGAAGACCGAGAAGAAGGAGATTCGGTCTTGTGTACGTCAGTGCGCTAAGGACTATGCTCTTCCGGCGGTAGCGTTAGTTACTTCTTTAGTGTTCTACTCTCTTGGCGCTAAGGGCTATAGAAGAGAGATTCGTGGTCTTAGCGGAGCGTTGGCAGCAGAGATTGCAGCTTCGAAGATCCGTAAAGAACGCGCTAAGAAGATGCTTAGTGAGGACCAGTTCAACGAACTGTACTATGGCGTTAAGAAGTCCGGTGAGACCCACAAGGACGAAGAAGGCAACGAGATTACTGTTTATGAGCGTTGTATCCCGGTTGGTCCGGATGTTGAGGACAGCGCTGGCATCCAGACTGTAGGAGTCAGCAAGTACGCAATGCTTCTTAATGCTGAGAACTGCGGTGACAAGGGCTGGTGGACCAGATCTTGGGACTACAACCGTACGTACATCCGTAACCGTGTAGAGGATTGGGCTAATGAGTGTGTCCTTGAGTACGGTGTTGTTAAGATGAACGAGATCCGTAAGATGTTTGATTTGCCGTATCTTGAAGAGTGTGAAGATCTCGGTATTGTCTTCAAGCCGGAACGCGCTAACTCGCAGGTTGTCTTTGATATTTACGAGATCGACGACAAGAGCGGAGAGCCTTGCTTCCTTGTTGACGTAAACTACGAGAACGTTCGTGGCAAGATCAACGAAGCCATCAGAGCACTTAAGGAGGGTTAAGTATGAGTAAAGTAATCATGGAATGGGACGTTCACATTACAAAGGTTATTGAGGTCCCTGAAGATTTCCCGGAGCAGATTGACTACGACACACTTGAAGCTTGGAAGCATGAGTCTGACGCAGACAAGAAGAAGGTTTGCAAGCGCAGTCTTTACGCAATTGCAAAGACGATCTGGCCTCTTAGCGAGAACTATGACCAGTTCGAGATTAAGGGCGCTAAGATGTTTATCACAGAGGAGGGTAAAGGCGATGACAAACTGGCAGGAAAGAGCAGCAGTAAAGGAAGCGTATCCGAACCCAACGTGGAGAGCAAAGGTGGAAAGAATGAGTGACCATCAGGTTCATTGCATCTATCTGCAGATAAAGAGAAAGAAAGGACAACAGAACAATGGCAGAGAAAGTGATAATGTCGAACGCGGTTCGGGAACGTGAAGGCCTTGACCGTGTTAAACCGGCAGGAGTAAAGACGGTTGTCCGTGACAAGCCTATGAGACGCCGTGTTGCAGAGGCTTTCGTATCGGACGAGCGTGGTAACATCAAGGACCATGTGATATTCGACGTGGTTATCCCCGCTATTAAGAACGCTATCTGTGACGTGATCACGGATGGCATTACTATGTTCTTGTTCGGCGATAAGAAGCGGCGGAGAGTCGGTGACGGACCTGTAAGGACGTCTTACGGTTCGTTCTGGGCCAGCTCCATTACAGAGACTAACAGACGGGCTGAGGTGTCTGCAAGTCCGGCTAGAAGCTCTATGGGACGGTACATGGACGCCGCATGGGAGTCTAAAGACGAAGCGAATGAAGTACTTGATCAAATGACTGAGATCTTCGGTGAGTACAAGGTTCTTACGGTAGCGGACTTCTTCGGATTGATTGACGATCCTAAGAACTTCCCGATTGAGTCTGTACATAACAAATGGGGATGGAAGTCACTTTCAGAAGCGCGTGTTGAGAAGGTAGGAAGTGGCCTGTGGGGCATTAGTCTTCCGAGACCTCAGCACCTTGACTAATTGATATTTAATGGAGGAAGCTATGAACAACATTACAGCAGGACTTATTGGAGCAGCAGTCGGTCTTGGTGGTGGATATTTCCTCGGACTTGCTAGAGCCAAGAAGGAAGTACGAGACCTTAAGGACCAGATGGACGAGATTGAACTGTACTATTCTGAACAGATGGATCTTCTTGAAGCAAAGATCAAGGAGATCTCTGATAAGATGAAGGACAAAGAGACGACGGTAACGATCGACGGCGAAGAGTTTGAGCTTCTTGACCCGGATGAATGGGAAGAGGCTGAAGAAGACGATGAACCGGACTACGATAAGGTTGTTGGTCTCGTTACTGGCAAGAAGCCGGTTGTTGTCACTCCGAGTAAGATCCACGTTATTGATGATAACGAAGCCATGGAACTTGTGAACACGCACAAAGCTAAGCTTGTTGATGCCTGGGTGTTCAGCTGCGGTACACTTACAAAGGAGGACAAAGAGTCCCCCATCCTTGATTCTTCTCGACTTGTCGGGTTTGATATTCTTGACAGGATTAAGAACGTCGATTCTGAGGCAATCAATCCTGACGGAGACACTACGTTCTTCCCGTACTTCGTGTACAACGAGAATGAACAGACCGTCTTTGAGATCTCCAAGGAAGATCGTACTTACAAGGAGTACATGGACTCGGTATCATAAGAGAGGAGCTCTATGATATTTTCGGAAAAGTACTACCAGTGGCTCTTGTATAAGGTCTGTACCGAACGGCAAGAGTTGGAGTACGATAAAGTATTGAGATATTTGGCGAGCTCTAAGTTTTACTCGGCAATCGAACGTGACGACAATCTTTTAGAGCATTGCCAATACATGCGTGAAGGCTTCGTCGACGAGGCTAATGACAACGGCGTAAAGGTTGAAGAGCCGACTGGTGATATTTCTTTATTAGAAGTAATGGTTATGCTTTCAATCAAAGCCGAAGACATTATGCAAACGTTCGACGAGGTCGATGACGCAAAGTGGTTCTGGGCTATGATGAAAAATTCCGGGTTGAGTTTTTACACAAACTATCGGTATCATGAATCTGGTGTTCAGATCCACGTTAGGCGCATACTGGACCGCACATACGAACCTAACGGCAAAGGCGGGTTGTTTTATATTCCCGGTATAGAAGAAAGCTATGACCTTAGTGAAGTAGAGTTGTGGTATCAGTTAATGTGGTACATCAATTATGTGAATGAAAAAGCGTAGGAGGAAGCTATGGCAAAAGATATGATTTCTGAATTTTACAAACTGAAGTCCTGGACGGAGCGTAGTCTTGATAACACATGGAGAGTCTTTGACAATCATATGGCGTCGGACTGGAAGCGCTATAAGAGACTTGAGAATCTCGAAGAGTATGTGACGAAAGGTCTTACGAAGAAGGTCAGACATCTTGAGAAAGATGTTAGCAGACTTGGTTTCTGGTTCGGTGCTGCAACCACTCTTGGAGTGTACGGCTATAAGGCTCAGAAGAAAAAGATCGCTGAACTTAACAAGAGAGTTGAACAGTTGAACACCGCGGTCGCTACGTTGAATGACAGTCTGATTGGGGTTCCTAAGCCTGAGGATGTTACGTATTTCGAAGACGGGCCGTTTACCAGATTGCTGAAAAATGGCGAAAAAAGGTCCGAAAATGAGGGCTGCAAGGACGAAAAATGAGTAAAAATATCGTCCCATTTTTGGGAAATTTTTGGGAAAAAATCCCATTTTTTTGGGAAAAAATGAAAAATGATATTTTCGAAAAAATGAAAAATCCCAAATATTTGGGAAAAAATCCCAAAAAAATCCCAAATCTGGAAATGCAAGAAAGCCTTATTTTACTAGGGCTGGAGGCACTTTTTTCCCAAATTCCCAAAAATTTATTAATGTTAACTATATAATTTAATTTTTTATATATTATTAAACATAGCAAAAATTTTTGGGAAAATGGGATTTTTGCAAAATTTAACGAAAGGAGGGCAAGAATTGGACTTTGTTCAAATAAAGGCGAGGCAGGTCAAAAAGAACGTCCTTGAGGTCTATCCTGAATTTTGCGTTGGTAAACGATCAGACCTGATGATTAAGGGTAAAGACTTCTATGCTGTGTGGAATGAAGAAACTGGACTTTGGTCAACTGATGAGTATGATATTGTCACGATGGTCGATAATGAATTACGAAGAGTGGCTGAAGAAAAGTTTGGTACATTCGATGGTGTTGTCAAGATCAAGTACATGAGCGAGTACTCAAGTGGGTCGTGGAATTCGTACTTGAAGTATAAGAACGGTCTTCCTGATAATTTCAAGCAGCTGGACACGAAGGTTTGTTTCCAGTCAATGGAAGTTAAGAAGAAAGATTATATTTCAAGACGGCTTTCATATGACCTTAGCGATGAAGAACCAAAAGCCTGGAATAAATTGATATCTGTTCTTTATGACGACGAGAACAGACAAAAGATTGAATGGGCGATTGGAAGTATCATTGCTGGCGAGTCTAAGAACATTCAGAAGTTTGTTGTATTCTTTGGTGAACCCGGTACTGGTAAGAGTACAGTCCTTGATATTATTCAGAAGCTGTTCGATGGCTACTATACTGTGTTTGAAGCAAAAGCTCTTACATCATCTAACAATTTGTTTGCGACAGAAGCGTTTAGAAAGAATCCTCTGTTGGCAATTCAGCATGATGGCGACTTAAGCAAGATCGAAGACAACTCTAAACTTAACAGCATTGTTTCTCATGAAGTATTGCTGATTAATGAGAAGAGAAAGACTCAGTATCCACTTAAGTTGAATTGCTTCTTGATGATGGCTTCAAACAAACCGGTAAAGATTACTGACGCTAAGGCTGGAATGATCAGACGTCTTATTGATATTCGTCCGACCGGTAATAAGGTAAGCTATTCCGATTATTGTTCTCTGATGGAGGAAATTGAGTATGAGCTCGGCTCAATTGCTAACCGTTGCCTTAATGTCTTTAACGAGTTAGGCAAGAGTTACTACAATCCATATAGACCAGTCGATATGATGTATCGTACTGATCCTTTCTTTAACTTTGTTGAAGATAATTACTTAGAGTTTAATAGTGAAGAGTTCTGGACAGCGAAAGCTGCTTATACTGTGTATAAGAAGTATTGTAGCGAAACAAACGCTAAGTATGTGGATGCGTATTATATTTTCAGAGAAAGTCTTAAGGATTACTTTAGCGAATACTACGATGATTACAGAGCTTCTGATGGTAAACATTATCGCTCAGTATACGTAGGATTCTTAAGCGATAAGTTTAACAGAAAAAGTGAAGTTGTAAAGAAGGAGGCTAAGCCCCAGTCATGGATTGAACTTCGGGATGATATTCCGAGTTTGCTCGATGAGGAGCTTAAAGATTGTCCGGCGCAGTATGCGTCGAAGGCTGAGACACCCAAACAGAAATGGGCTGACAATAAAGGTATTCTATCTGATATTGATACACACAAGCTTCACTATGTGAAGGTGCCTGAGAATCACATTGTAATTGACTTTGATATTCGTGGAGAAGACGGTAAGAAGAGTCTTGAGAAGAATATTGAAGCCGCATCTAGTTGGCCAAAGACCTATGTTGAAACCAGTAAATCTGGAGAAGGTTTACATCTGCATTATATTTATACAGGTGACGTTTCCCAGTTAAGTAGAATATGTACAGATGAAATCGAGATTAAGGTATTTACAGGAGGCGCTTCGTTACGAAGAAAACTAGTTAAGTGCAATGATATTCCGATTGCTTCAATCTCATCTGGCTTGCCTCTTAGAGAGGTAAAGAAGATGATAGGAGAGAACGTAATCAAGAACCAGGATCATTTGCGTTCTTCAATTGTCAAGGCATTAAGGAGACAAGTTGGCTCAGGTCATACAAAGCCTTCTATCGATTACATTGCCAAGATTCTTGAAGACGCGTATAATTCTGGAATGGCCTATGATATGACTGACCTCAGACAAGCCGTTTTGATATTTGCTACTCAATCGTCTAATCAAAAGGATTATTGTTTGAAAGTAGTAGCAAATATGAAGTTCAAGTCGGACATTGAAATTGAGGGAAGTGATAAAGGCACAGAAAATTTGCCATTAGGTGTATTTGACTGTGAAGTTTATCCGAATCTGTTCCTTCTTTGTTATAAGAAGAAAGGAAAAGGTAACCGGGTTATTAGGTGTTACAATCCTAAGCCGGAACTTGTTAGTGAAGTGTTTAAAGCGTATCGAATGATTGGCTTCAATAACCGTCGTTATGATAACCACATTTGCTATGCCGCATCGCAAGGATATTCTAATCAGCAGATCTTTAATCTTTCACAGAAGATTATTAATGGCAGCAGTAATGCTTTCTTTGGGGAAGCTTATAATTTGGCTTATGCTGATATTTATGAGATCTCTTCGAAGAAGCAGAGTCTTAAGAAGTTTGAAGTTGAACTGGGAATTACTCATAAGGAAATGGAGTTTGACTGGGATAAGCCGCTTGATGAAAAGTACTGGCCTCTTGTTGGAGATTATTGTGAGAATGACGTCCTTGCAACAGAAGCAGTAATTGATGACAGGGAAGAAGACCTAGTGGCAAGACAGATCTTAGCCAAGTTGTCTGGTCTTTCTGTAAGCGATACAACTCGTATGCACGCACAGAAGATTATATTTGGTGATGACCGTCATCCTCAGTTGAACTACGTTGACCTTAGCAAAGAGTTTCCTGGGTATAAGTTTGAAGATGGGCATTCTTCTTATCTTGGAGAAGATCCTGGAGAAGGCGGTTATGTATACGCAGAGCCTGGTATGTATGGTGACGTTGCGTTGCTTGATATTGCTAGTATGCATCCTTCAACGGCAATCGCTATTAAATATTTTGGTGAGTATACAGAGCGCTTTAAAGAACTTAAGGAAGCACGTATTGCGATTAAGCATAAGGACTTTGACAGATTGTCTAAGATGCTGAACGGAATCTTGATGGACTTCATCGATAAAGATGATGACACCTCGCTTAAGAAGCTTGCGTATGCCTTGAAGATTGTAATCAACATGGTATATGGGTTTACAACAGCTACGTTTGATAATGCATTTAAAGATCCTAGGAATAAGGATAACATTATTGCTAAGCGTGGCGCGCTGTTCATGATTAATCTTAAGAGAGAAGTACAAAAGAGAGGCTTTATCGTTGCGCACATTAAGACCGACTCTATTAAGATTCCAGACGCTACACCGGAGATTATTCAGTTTGTAATGGACTACGGTAAGAAGTATGGGTATGACTTTGAGCATGAGGCAACTTATGAAAAGTTGTGCTTAGTAAATGACGCCGTATACGTTGCTAAGGATAAAGCAGATGGTCATTGGACAGCAACCGGAACTCAGTTCCAGGTTCCTTATGTGTTTAAGAAGTGCTTTACTAAAGAGCCGATCGAATTCGAAGACCTGTGCGAAACCAAGCAAGTATCCACAGCTTTATATTTGGATATGGATCCCGAAGGCGAGCACAATTATGTTTTCATTGGAAAGGTTGGTAAGTTCTGCCCGATGAAGAAACACGGCGGAGTACTTCTTAGAAAAGCAGATGAGAAGTATAACGCAGCAACTGGCTCTAAAGGATATTTATGGCTAGAGGCAGATGTTGTAAAGGCAAATCATTATGAGAAAGATATCGATTTGTCGTATTATGAAAATCTGGCAAATGAGGCAATAGACACTATTGAGCATTATGGTGACTATTACTGGTTTGCCTCAGATGAACCGTATGATGGAGAGATACCGTTTGTTGGCGGTAAAATAGTAAGTAAAGGAGCATAACACTATGGCTAAAGAAAATCTCGTTGTAATCGAGAACACGAAACTGATTTTAAGAAACTTTGCCGGAAAGGCAACCGACTATGAACCGGAAGGTAAGCCTTCTTTTGGCGTTTTGATTAGCCAGGAAGATGCTGATGAGTTTGAGGCTCAGGGGCTTCCGGTTAAGTACCTTAAGCCGAGACATGATGAGGATGTGCCGATTCCGTTCCTTAAGGTAAGAGTAAACATGAAGAGAGATCCTGCTCCGCTGGTTGTTATGAAGCGATTCTCTGAAGACGGTACACTGGTCGATAAGACTGTATTGGATCAGGATACGATCAGCACTCTGGACTATGCTGATATTGCTGACGCCAGTCTGCGTCTGTCCATCTATGAGTGGACGTTCCAGAAAAAGACAGGAAAGTCTTGGTATCTTCATGACCTCGTATGTAATTTGAATGCGGATGACTTCTTGACCAAGTACGACCTTAACGATGTCTACGATTGATTTATATCCTTATCAACTCGAAGCTATCGATAAGATGAAGAATGGGTGCATACTTTGCGGAGGCGTTGGTAGTGGCAAATCGAGAACCGGTTTAGCTTACTACTATAAGTTAATGGGAGGGTCTTTAAACGGCTCTCCCATGAAGCACCCCAAACAGCTTTACATTATCACAACAGCTCGTAAGCGAGATACTAAAGAATGGGAAGTTGACCTTAAGCCTTTTGGCCTTTCTTGCCTAATGCCACTTAATGGATATTCTCAGGTAGTTGTTGACTCCTGGAATAACATTAAAAAGTATGTAGACATCACCGATTCTTTTTTTATATTTGACGAACAGCGAGTTGTTGGTTGGGGAACCTGGACTAAATCGTTTCTTAAAATAACTAAGGCGAATCAATGGATATTGCTGTCAGCAACTCCAGGCGATACTTGGAGCGACTACATGCCAGTATTCATAGCTAATGGGTATTTTAAGAATAAGACACAGTTTAATGCCGAGCATGTTGTGTTTAAGCGGTTTTCAACTTACCCGATTATCGATAGATATTTGAATGTTGGCAAGTTAATAAAATGTCGTAATGAAATACTTGTGGACATGAAGTATTCAAGAAAGGCGGAACAGCACCACGTTGATATTTTATGCGAGTATAATACTGAACTTTATAAGCAGTCTTTGAAAGATCAGTGGGATTATGAAAACGATATTCCTGTTGAGTCAGCTTCAGAGATGTGCTATGTCCTTAGAAAGATTGTAAATAGTGATGAGAGCCGAAAAAAGGCCATACTTGATATTTACAGCAAGCATCGTAAGATTATCATCTTTTATAGCTTTGACTATGAACTTGATATTTTACGTAATATGCCTTGGGGCATTGATGCTGTTGTACATGAATGGAATGGCCATAAGCATCAGCCAGTACCTAACTGTATAAACTGGGTTTACCTGGTTAACTATGCTGCTGGTGCAGAAGGCTGGAACTGCGTGGCTACTGACACTATGATATTTTACAGTCAACAATATTCGTATAAGCAGTTAGTGCAGGCATGTGGAAGAATAGATAGACTAAACACTTCTTATAATGATCTGTACTACTATCACTTGTGGTCTCATGCCTCTATTGATATTACAATTCGAAGAGCATTGAAGAACAAAAAGACTTTTAATGAACGAGACTTCGTAAAAATACGATCGCAAAAAACGCAAGGACTATTATAGGAGAGAAGAGGATGGATTAACGCCTCGCTCTCCTTTTTTGTTTTTGAAAGGATTGATATTATGAAAGAGAGTTCTTTTCAAGCAAAATTAAGAGCAGAAATTGAACAGCGTTTTCCTGGCTCTAAAACTTTGAAAAACGATCCTTCTGTTAATAAAGGCATCCCAGATGTTCTTGTTTTATACAAGGATAAATGGGCTGCTCTTGAATGTAAAGATTCAGCAGAAGAAATGGCAAAAAGAAAGAACCAGATTTACCATGTTCAAAAGATGAATGAAATGTCCTTCGCGCGGTTTATATGCCCAGAGAATAAGGAGGACGTTTTAAATGAAATGGAACAAGCATTCGGCTTATGAAGGTCTTCATGCTTTTATGGGCGCGAGTAAGTTTAGCTGGATTAATTATAGTGACGAGGATTTGATCAGATCCTATAATTCTTATCGAGCTGCTGAACGCGGAACCATTCTTCATGAATTCGCGCATAACTGTATTGTTCTTAAACAAAAGCTTCTTAACAGACCACGGAACACTCTTGCTTGGTTTGTTAATGATGCAATTGGTTTTAGGATGGACTCAGAAGTTTTGCTGTATTATTCTGAGAACTGTTTTGGAACTGCTGATGCTATCTCATTCAGAGATAATCATCTTCAGATTCATGATCTTAAAACCGGCGTAACCAAAGTACATATGGAGCAGCTGATTGTTTATGCCGCTCTGTTTTGTTTAGAGTATGAAAAGAAACCCGGAGACATTACTATCGAATTACGAATCTATTGGAATAATGATATTCTGATTTGTAACCCGACAGCAGAAGACATCTTACCAGTAATGGATAAGATTAAATATTTTGACAAGCTTATAAACGAAATAAAGAAAGACGAGGAGTAATCTTATGCATGAAGAAGAATTAATGCGAGAAGAATCAATTGATATTCTTCTTCAAGAAAATGACGAAGAGGCTCTCCAGCACTATGGAACACCTCGTCGTTCTGGTAGATATCCTTGGGGATCTGGCGAAGATCCATATCAGCATGAAAGCTGGTATAATAGATATCGTGAGCTTGCTGCTCCGGATCCTAAAACCGGAAAGAAAAGAACCGAAACACAAATCGCTTCCGAGATGGGCATCTCAACGACAAAGCTGAGAGCCCTTCGTAAGGCGGCTGTTGAAGAAGATCTTGCTGCAAGAAGAAGCTATGTTCGTAGGCTGTATGACAAAGGAATGTCTAAGACTGCAATTGCTGAGAAGACTGGATGGAATGAAAGTCAGATCAGAGCTCTTCTAAATGCTGTCGAGGTTGCAAAAGAAGACCGCGCTCAAGGAACTGCAAATAGACTTCTTAAGATGGCTAAAGAAAAGCAGTTTATTGATATTGGTGAAGGCGTTGAAAGAGAGATGGGCGTTTCTAAAGAAACACTTAAAGCTGCTCTCGCTCTTCTTGAAAAAGAAGGCTATACAACCGTTACCACTGATATTCAGCAAGCCGGAAACTCAGATAACTATACAACTGTTAAAGTTCTTGTTCCTGCCGGAACTACAAGAAAAGATGTTTGGGAAAACATTGATAAAATTCAGTCTTTTGTTGATTATTCAGAAGATGGCGGTAAAACCTGGGAAAGCATAAAGAAGCCGACTACTTTGGCTCGCGATCGTGTTCTTGTTAGATATTTGGAAACCGGTGGCGCTGAAAAGGATGGAACCATTGAACTTCGTCCTGGTGTTAATGACCTTACTCTTGGAGATAAGGATTATGCTCAGGTTCGTATAATGGTCGATGGCGGTAAAGAAGGATTAGGCTATATGAAAGGTATGGCCTTTTATTCAAATGATATTCCTGCTGGTTATGACGTCGTCTACAACGTTTCAAAGAAAGATGGAGCCGCTTTCTATAAAGTGTTTAAAGTTCCTAAAGTCAATAACGAAGGTAAGTCCAAGATTGAAAACGATAAACCAACCGAGGCAATTACCGATAAGGATATTGACTGGGACAATGCTTTTGGCGCTTTAATAAAGGGAAAGGGCGAAGGCCAGAATTTATATTTGGATGCAAATGGAAAAGAACAGCTTTCACCAATTAACATTATTAAAGCCGAAGGCGACTGGAACCATTATCAGAAGAAGCTTGCGGCACAGTTTCTTTCTAAACAGTCTAAGCAATTGATAAAGCAACAGCTTGAATTGTCAATCGCTGAAAAAGCCGATGAATTTGATGAATACATGCATATTGATAATGCTATTATTCGAAATCGGTTTCTTAAAGACTTTGCTGATCAATGCGATTCTGATGCCGTTAAACTTAAAGCTGCGGCTTGTCCTGGGCAGACAAACAAAGTTATCTTGCCGATTAATTCGTTGAAAGATGATGAAGTTTATGCTCCGGATTATGCTGATGGAACTCAGGTTGCTCTTGTTAGATATCCTCATGCCGGAAGGTTTGAGATTCCGATGTGCACGGTTAATAACCGTAATAAAGAAGGAAAAGATATTTTAGGAAACGCGCCGGATGCTATTGGCATTAACACTAAAGTTGCTGCCAGACTTTCTGGAGCCGACTTTGATGGAGATACTGTCGTTGTTATCCCTCAGTCATCAAAAGTCAAGGTTTTATCTGATAAACCGCTTAAAGGTTTAGTTGGATGGGCTGATAAGATGGGCGATTTATATCCTGAGTATCCTGGTATGAAGGTAATGACCGATTCTGTTAAACAGAAGCAAATGGGCATTATTACAAACCTCATAACTGATATGAGCTTTCAGAACGCAACGCCTAGCGAATTGGAAAGAGCTGTTAAGCAGTCCATGATAGTTATTGATGCACAGAAACACCGCCTTAACTGGAAACAATCTGAAAAGGATTTGGGTATTGATGCTTTAAAGCAAAAGTACCAGCCGAAAGAAGATTATGAAGAATCTGGTAAATATGGCGGAGCTTCTACATTGATATCTAGATCTAAGTCTGAAGTAAGAGTTGATAAGCGTGACCGTTTCTATGACATTGATCCTGTAACCGGTGAACGTGTATGGCAACCGGCTAAGAATTCTTCTTATCCAGTTACCGATAAGAAAACGGGTGAGGTTACTTGGAAGAAACGCCAGCAGAAATCTGATCAGATGACAGAAGCTAGAGACGCCCGTGAACTTTCTTCTGGGCATCCAGTTGAAGAAGCCTATGCTGAGTATGCCAATGCATTAAAGCAGATGGCTAATAAGGCCCGTCTCGAAACTTTAAAGGAAGTAAAATACGATGCTCCATCAAAAGAACTTAAACAGCAATATGCTACTGAGTTAGCTTCTATTGATGCTAAACTTGACCGAGCTGCAAAGAATGCCCCTCGAGAAAGAATAGCTCAAGTTGAAGCAGCTGCTTACATTCGTAAGAAGACTACTGAGAATCCCTACCTCAAAGAAAAAGAGTATAAGGATGATCTTAAGAAGTTAAAGCAACAGTCCATTGCTGAAGCCCGTGCTAAAAATGGGGCATCAAAGAAAGAGGTATTTATTGAACTTACTCCTAAAGAATGGGAAGCCGTTAATAAAAAGGCGGTATCTAAAACAAAGCTTGCCCAGGTTACAAAGAACATGGACAAAGATTACTTAGTTAAATCAGTAATCCCTAAGCAAACAACTGAACTATCTCAAGCTAAGGTAAATAGAATTAAAGCCCTATCTAATTCTGGAAACACCATTAGTGAAATAGCCAACGTCTTAGGAATAAGCCCGTCCACTGTTTCTAAGTACCTGAAATAACCCCACCCTAAATAAAGGTGCCGGTAATTTCATGAGTAATTATTAGGCCCGTTTTATTGGAAGTTAATTTATACCCCCGTTAATCTAAAGGCGGCTATTTAGCCCCGCATTAAAAAGCCAGCCATATGTTTTTCATACTTAGTACCTTTCTCTCAAATGTGTGTCTGAGCACTAATAATTTTAGTAACCCTAGGATTGTTGGTGCTTTAGACATACGTTTTAAGAACTGTGTAGTAAACCGGTCCTTAAAAATATTTAAGGTAAAAATTTTAAGTAATTTTTAAAGAGTGTTTTTTAAGAGAAATTTTTACACCCCCTTTAAAAATTAATACCCCCTCTAATTTTACCTTACTTGTTTTTGAAGACTTAATTTTGAAGTTTTAAAAATAGCCCCCTATCAAAAAATAATACCCCATGTTTTTTGAGCTTCCTCCAGGAGTCGTTTTTAGAGGGCTATTCTTAAGGCTTTAAAAAGGGCTAATTTTAATAACCAATATAAGAGACTTTTTTAAGAAAAAATTTTATACAATAGATTATGCACTAATTATTAAAGCTATTTTTTAGCTTAGAAAGGAGGCTTACATGCTCTATGATCTTGATTCTAATGAATCTTTAGACGAATATTGTATCACAACAATAGACAATCCTTGGAATCCGTTTACACAATTTAAAGAATGGTACGCTTTTGACAATCGTATGGGCTACAGATCACTTGAGCGTTGGGCTCGCATGCGTCGAACGCTTGCAATGCAAGCTAGAACCGACGACGAGGACACGGTGGCAGAGGAAGCGATCGATGAGCTTGTTCGCCTTGATCCACTGCAAATGTACACGAAGGTTAAACGCGAAACGAATTGTAAACAGCTCAACTCAGATTCACGAAAAATTTCTGTAAATTTTTGAGAAAACAATAGGCCCCCCGGGGGTCATTTTCACGCGCCCCCTGTCAATTTCGCGCCGGCCTTTAAAAA